GAACAACGCCGTAAACCAGGCGACGACTGCCAACATCAGTTGAAGAGAATGGGATTCATCTTCCACCACCGCATGGTCCAGTACGACAATCGCAAGGTGGATGAGAACGCTTCGAACAAGGAATGATGGTTCACGAACACGTGGAGTCGTCCAATGCTCCTCGGAAGATTTATCGACGCGGTTGAGAACGGATGGCTTATCCTGAACTCACCATTCCTCATAGAAGAGGTGAAGTCCTTCGAAAGGAAGCTTACCGGCTCAGGTATGAGCAGGATTGAGCATCAACAAGATAAGAAAGACGACAGGATCTTCGCTCAAGCTATGGCATACTTCACCCGTCACGCTATGGATGTGATGCTGCAGAGAGCGAAGAAGCGCTACAACCTACCGAAAGGAAAACAACCCGTAATTGACACCACTCCGCACCAAGGGATGACGATCAACTTCGGAGGACTCTAATGACTGATACCGCCACTATCACCGGATATACGCCTACCAAAGCCGGGGCTAACGCTCACGGCCGAATTGAAACCATTGTGTACTTTGTCGCAGAGGACGGCTTCATCATCCTCGCGTTCAAGACCGACCAACCGACGCCACTTGGGTTCATGCGATGTGAAGCCAGTACTCTGGCGGAAGCAAGCTCTTTATCGAGGCGATTCAGCGAGCAACAACTCCGCAAGTTCTCCAAGATGGATAAGCATGAGATGGTGAACCGTGAGAACTTCTTCGGAGGTTGTATCCGGCGAGCACGTACTACGATCAGCAAGTCCGCCACGACTCAAAAAGAAAAGGATTTCCTGCGAAATAAGATGATTCCGCAGTGGGAAGCATCGATCAAGGAAACCCGGATCATGCGTGAGTTCTACTTCCACGCCGAAGCATATGAAGCTGGACACGGAGACGACTAGTCATGGCAAAGCAAGATAGGCATTGGCAGGTACCACCATTCACGGCTTCGCCACAGGTACGCATGGCCTGGATACGCGATATCAACAGCGAAGCAGAGATGTGGATGAAGGGCCAAAATGCGTATAGGAACATACAAGCCAACCTAGCGCTTATTGCCGGTCAGCAGCCGCATAACGAAGAGCGATCATCGCTACGAACGAACAAGCTGAAGTACAGCATCCGTAAGATCGTTGCAACTCTCGCACAGATCAAAGAAATAGGCACGTACGGCTCGGATGTAACGGAGTTCCAGAAGCAAGCAGAACAGCAGAACAGAGTCGTCAAAGCGATCTACAACGAGAGTTACTTCTCTCGCAACGTACGCAAGGCTCTGCAGTACGCAATGCCGACCGGATGCGGGTACATCTGGACCAAGTACAAGAGAGGAAACTACGGATTCGGAGAAGGTAAGATCTACTTCGAACCGATGGGTCTTCTGGACGTGCTTCCGTTCCAGATGGACGACACCAACAGCATTCAGAGTTCCTATGCATGTACCTGCATCAAGTTCATGCCTATAGCGGAAGCTCATGCACGCTTCCCGCAGTTCGCTTCCTCTCTCATCCCAGTATCCAAAGGCCGCTATGACACTACGGTAGGGACCAGGCGTCTGGATATGGCTGAGATGTTCCGGTACGGCAGCACAAGCACCAACTGGGCGGCTCTAAACTGCGAGATTCACTACACCTTCGTGCGCGATACCTCGACAAACGTCACCGGCCAGAAGATAGCGATGGGAACAGAGGGTACGAGCTGGTATTACGAGATTCCGAGCAAAGGCGACTTGATAGCCGACTTCAACGGGAAAACGAAGATAGCAGACTACGAAGATGCGATGCTGTATCCGAATCTTCGCCTCATGATTTCGTCGCCGTGCATGGATATTCCGATGTACGACGGACCGGCATTTGACTGGCACGGTGAGATTCCTCCGATTCAGTACTGCGTGGACGACTGGCCGTGGGAAGGGCTTGGCTACTCTCTGGTTGGAGACATCTCCTCCATCGAAGTAGCGAAACAGCGTGTCGAGCGCGGCATGGATCAGGTCGCAAAACACCGTCTAGATCCGGCACTCGCCTATGATCTTGGCGCGGGTCTCGGCACTAATCAGATGCAGACGCTAGACCCGTTCGAAGAGCGTTTGCGCCTGGGAATCCAGGGTAAGCCGAGAGACATGATCGACACCCTTCTGCCGGATGAGCTGTTGAACGTCCCAGAATGGATATTCAAGTACTACGAAGTCCTCGACTCTCTGATCGACAAACAGCTTGGTCTCCAGGATCTTGGGAACCTGCAGAATATGAAGCTGAACGTCCAGGGAGAGCAAGCAGACAAGATGCTCTCAGAGATTGGACCTCTGGCTAAGGACATCGAAGCTGGTATTGAGATCTGCAACGCACAAATCGCACACCAGTTGAAGTTCATTGTGCCGCAGTACTTCACAACGAAGCGGATGATGCAGTACATCGGACCGGACAAGATGAACCTGTCCACGTTCGACTTTGATCCGCAGTACCTCATCCCTGCACACATGCCGGAAGAGCTTGCGTCGTTCTCTCCGAACCTGGCTCTCCTTCCTCCATCGAACTATTCAATGCTTGAACGCGGCCGCAGGTTCGCAAAGAACCTTCGCCTATCGAGCGTTGCTGGAAGCGGTCATGAGATGACTGCAATGCAGGATCAGTTGAAGTATCTGCAGCTCTACCGTATGCCGAACTTCCCGATATCTCCGCACACCGTTGCGAAGAAGTTGGGTATCGAGAACTTCGGTGATATCGAGGGCGCAACAGAGGTTGAGAAGTGGGAGAACTGGCAGAAGAAGATGATTGAACTGAAAGCCGGTGCTGCTGAACTTCAACAAGCGGTAATGCCAGCACAGCCTGATCAGGGCGGTGGTGGTCCACAAAAAGGTGGAGGAGTGAATGGCCGACCAGCGAGCGGTAAGAAGCCGCCGAAGTTAGTACAAAAGGGCAAGAATAGCGGTAATCCGCGCACCACAATTACAGAGTCATAACAGGGAGAAACGCCATGACACCGACCGCACCGCCGACAGAAAAGCCAGTTGTAGTTCCATATGATCCAGACAGAGATGTCGAAGATTACGTGATAACCGAGAGCGTCTTCCCGCCAATGGAAGACCTCAATCTGCTCAAAGGATTCCTGAAGAAAGCCAAAACTACAGGAACGCTGAGAGTGGATTTCTCGCAGGGAACGATCAATAGAGTGTTCCTTCAGGAGAAGTCTTTGAAGGCAGATTTCGATCATGATGAGCGATCTGTAGGAGAACAACCGTAAAGATAAATCTCGAATTTGTTTGACAACGTGTGAACACACGCGTAGAACCACAAATAGAGATTCGCTACGTCCTCCTTTGGTGGTTACGCAAGCGGCTCGGATACAGCCTAACGGCTTCCGAGCCGCTTTTGCTTTATCCCAGACACAGGAGAAACGACATGGCTCGCAAACACAAGCTGACAATCAAGGGTGCTCCGACCTCGAAGCACATGGGCAAAAAGCACAAGGGCGGCAAAAAGGGACACAAGAAGCACTACAAGCGCTAACAACTAGGGCCAGCCTTTCGAGGTTGGCCCTTTCGCGTTTCCCTACACGAAAAGGATCATCATCATGGCATCAGCTCCAGTAACTCCGAATCCGGCACCACAAGGCGCACCAGATCCTAACGCCGGTGGAGGAGCACCAGACCCCAACGCACAAGGTGGTGGTCAGCCAGCCGGTGGAGTCCCAGAGCCGGTTCGCATGATGGCTGCGATTGCAAGACTCGCGCAGCAAATCTCCCAAACCACGGCGGCTGTATCGCCTGAGATGCAGCAGATCACGCAGCTTGCTCAGACCTCGATACGCAAGTTCGTCATTCAATCACAGCAGCAGCAACCTCAAGCACCGCCACTGTAGTAAACGAGGGAACCCGCCATGACTACCGAAGAAATTCTAAAAGACGCAGGGTTTTCGGAAGAGGACATCAAAGCCCTCGACCCGAAGATCATTGCAGGTGTCGGAAAGGTAGCTACAGAGTCCGCATCTATGCGAGCTGCAGCCGCCGCCGACAAAGCTACAGCAGATGAAGAGAAGCGTCGTATGGAAGCCTGGTTCAACGAAGACGTTATCCCTCAGATCAACACGAACTATAGCGAAGTCGCTTCGGCGAAAGCGACGGCTGAGTTCTACCGGCTCCAGAATGAGGGAGCGAGAGCCCAGGGCTTCGTTCCGAAGGATGCACCCGGATACGTCCCGGGAACCAAGACCGTTCCTAACAACGAACAGCAGCCGCGTGGTGAGGGGGGTCAATTCGTGCAGAACCAAGAGGTAGCAGGAAGCAAGTTCATCACGAAGGAAGACTTCTACAGCGCCATCACAAATTCGCAGTGGGCCGTGAATGAGTACTCTCGTCTCTACCCCGGACAGACCATCCCAGACGACATCCAGGTACTCGGAACCGAAGCGCAGAATCTTCGCAAGCCGTTCCGCGATCACGTCTCAGACAAATACAAATTCGAAGCTCGCCGTCAGGAGATTCAGGCTGCAAAGCAGCAAGAGCATGACGACAAGATCCGCAAGGATGAGCGCGAAAAGGTGGTAAAGGAAAACGCAGAGAAGTATGGGCCGAACCCAGATCTGCGTGTACCGCAAGGCGTGTCGAGCTTCTCCACTATCAGGGAGAATCCGAACGTCAACAAGAATCCAGGGAGCATGAACCCGAATGAGCGCCGTGCGGCTGTACGCAAGTTCATTCAGGAACGTGTTTCGCAGCAAACAATTCAGTAATCGGGAAGGTAAGTCATGGCAGATCCGCTATTCAATGAACTTTCAGCGACGACAAAGGTGGATATTCGTAATGCCGTCGTCTGGAACAACTACTGGGTTGACACCCCACTGCAGGATCACCTGCGTCGTAATGGAGCTGTAGACCCGTTCCTGGGCGGCAGCTCAATGCAGGAGCCGATTCTCTATGGCGGACCGGACGGTGGCGCAATCAACCCCGGACAGACCGTAACTGTAACGCGTAAGCAGATCGTTGCTGCGTTCCAGTTCATGCCAAAGGCGTATGCATCGTGGTTCTCTTACGATGACTTCGAAATGGCACCCGATGAGGGCGGCGTCATGAACAGCGGTGAGCCAGCAGCGGTTGACCTCTACCAGGTATACGTCGAAGGTCTGACGAGCCGGTTGAACACGCTGAATGAGCTTGACTTCTTCCGTCACGGACAGGCTTCGGCCACCAATGGCGGCGGAGCCGGTGTGGCTGATGATCGTTCGCTCGCTATCAACGGAGCTGCTGAAGCTTGTAACGATGGATTCACCCCATCATGGGATGGAAACATCTTCACAAACTACGGCGCTCAGGTTCGTAACGGCGCGGTCCAGAACACCATCAACTCCATCCCGTACTTCTTCGGAAACCCTGACGGTTCGGCCGGTCAGATCAGCTTCGAGGGAATGCTGGAGATGTACCAGGGCTCATTCGAGCGGCCTGACATCGGAGTAACGTCCAAGATTGGATATACGTACATTGCAGCGCTCTATCAGCGTCAGCAGCGTTACGATACGTCGATCACAAAGGGCGATGGAATCCGCTGGAAGGGTCTGCAGTTCGAGGATGCGATCATCTATGACGACTGGCTCACTCCTTCGGCAGTTGACCCCGGCTACTTGCCAACGTCGTTGGTGGGCTCGGTCGGCGGTCAGCCCAACCTCACCGGCTCCTTCCTCTCACCAGCGAATCCTTCGCCAGCATCTCACCTTCCGGCGAGTACGAACATCACCGTCGGCGAGACGCTCTGGTTTCTCCACGGCGCAAGCTGGAAGATGAGAGCGACGAACAAGAAAGCGTGGTTCTTCGGTATCCGCGAGACTCAGGCTTACGACAACGTGAGCATGAACGCGATCTACATGAAGTGGGCCGGTAACATCTACAGCCCGATACCACGTAACAATCGTCAGGGCTACGGATTTACCAGCTAATTTTCAGGAGATAGGTCGATGTCAAACAAGCGGCTTGAATTTATACGGGGACCACTGAACCTGTCGAACGATACGACAGATGGAGCCTTCACTGATCCGATTTCGGGTCAGAAGGTTCCTGGTGGTGGTCTCATCCTGGGTGACTACATCGAGCTAACCGATGCAGAAGCTCTAACCGTCTGCGACATCCCGACAGGTATCCTGTTCGGAGGTCGTTACCGACGCATCAAGCTGGATGCTGGAGCTACAGTTGCGAACGTCCTCAAGGGCAACGCAGCATTCGTAGTCCCAGGATCTTCAGTGTTCAATGTCGTCGCTACGGTAGTCGGTGTGGCGCTGACTCCTGGTACCTATCTCGTCAACGCTACTGGCGGCGGCGGAACCGGTGCTCAGATTTCAGTTGTAGTCGGTGCTGGTGGCACTGTTACGAGCACCACGCTTGTCAACGGTGGAAAGAACTACACCACGACTCCGACGTTCACCCTTGCTGCAGGTGGAACGACCAATGCCACCTTCGTTGTCTTTATGGTCATCAACGATTACATCGTGACCACATCGAACATCGTTGGAGTCAACCTTTCCCAGGGACGCGGCGTGTTTCTCAACGTCATTACTCCTGGAAACTATGGTTGGATTCAGGAGAACGGTATCGCAACGTTCAACGTATCCACGGCGGCGGGAGCTATAGGGGCACTTGTGACTGCGGTACAGGCCAGCAGCACATTCATCACGGCTGTTGCCGGACCTGCCTCACCAACATTCTTCGGAACTGCATCGGATACTCCGGTAGTCGGCCTCGTACGCGGCTTGCTGGATCTTGCGGTGTGGCCGAGCTAAGGGGGCTCTATGTCGGGAACAGGACTAAAGGGTTACCCTTGCAGCATGGGCGGCAAGGTCGCTAAGGTGGGATTCATCAATGGGCCGGTACTGTACGTACCGGGTCCAACCGGTGGACTTCCCGTCCTCGACACTGCTTTTCGTAGCCTCGACTTTGTGTCGGCAGGAATTACGAGGAGTGGACTTTATTCGGTTGAAGCACAGCCCATTACTATCGGCAATGGAAAGCAGTGGAGACTGCGTTTCTTCGTCATAGCTACTGGACTGGAAGCTGCGGCTATCAACCTATCCGCTGAAGTGGTTCAGTTCTTGATTATCGGCGGATAAACGACGTTTCACGGCGGTACGGCGGGAGGGGAATTTCGCGTGGCGGCGAGGTTCCCCTTTTTATGTTGGGGGAATGGATATGGCGTTCATTGATATGTGGCGAGAGATAGCGATAGAACTTGGTCCGATGCCTGGTGCGCTCGCTCGAACGAAGGTCAATGAAGCTCTAGGATTGGTGTACGACGAGAACAGATGGAGCTTCCAGCTTGGTACGAGCGGATGGCTTACACCTGGTCTACTGGGACCGCAGGGAACGACAGGGACGAGCCCTGGTCTTATCACGATAGCTCCATACTCAAACCAGGTTGTCGGTGATCCTACAGCGGCTACAGCGTGGCAGAATCTAATCGGTCGGCCGTTCATCTCGGAGATGCAGTTCCGCATCCCAGAGTTCGAGCTATACGACATCATCGCGTTCGACGGTGTAAACACGCTGACCCTCGATAGACCGTGGATGGAGCCGAACCAGTTGAATCAGGGGTACATGATCTACCAGGCGTACTTCCCTGTGCCGGTGCAGGACTTCAGATCGTTTATTGCGATTAGAGATTTCACGAATACGCGTAACCTCGACTTCTCAAAGACGACTCGCGCTGACATGGCTGTGATCGACCCGCAGCGTATCGTATTCCAGCAGCCGACGAGAGCAGTGCCATTCGATCAGGATCATCGTCCAAACAGTGCGACGCCCGGATGGATGCGTTATGAGCTGTGGCCGCATCCTCTATCCCAGTTGCCGTACTCGCTGGCGTTCATGAGGCGTGGTCCACTGCTGGTGAATCCATCGGACATGGTCCCGTATCCGTTCACGGAGGAGATGATCAAGTGGAGAGGGAAGAGCGTCTCGTATCTCTGGAAGGAGTCACAGAAGGGCGTAGACATGCAACGAGGTGCAGGAGCGAACTGGACGTTCCTGTCTCAAGCGGCCGACAAGCAATACACAAAGCTGTTACGACAAGCGCAGAGCAACGATAGAGACTTGTACAACCTGTACTGGACGAAGCTGAGACGTAACGGATGGGGAGAGGTTGGTCCATTCTTCTCTTCGGATGGTCACAATCTAACCATCGGGGGATAGGCATGAAATTCCGCATCATCTTTGCGTTACTGATGCTTTCGGTGTTTGGAGGAGTCGCACACTCCCAGGCACAGATTCGATACAACGGGTTGTGCTCGGCAAATGGTCTTCAGGTCACAACGCAAGGATTGAAGTCTACCGGATACTTTGAATCTGCTTATCCCAGGTGCTTGGTGCGTGTCTTCGTTCACGGATCGAGCACGTTGGCGCCTATCACGACAAACGGGACGGTACCCCTACCCAATCCATTCACGGCGGAAGCAGATGCCTCGTTCGCCTTCTATGCCTCGAATACCACTCACTACGACATCACGATGAGCGGTGCTGGCATGGTGACGACCACAATCTCTGATGTAGCGCTTCCGGGTGCTGGTGGTGGAGGTATCCTTCCACAGTCGGCCCCATTGCAGCCAGGTAACGCCCTGGGGAGCTACGACGCCACAACTGGACTGTTTACCTACACACCGGCCTCAGGAGGCGGAGGAGCCCCTGCAGGAAGCGTTCTGGACATACAAATCAAGAGCACAGCGACGACATTCGGGAATGTAGCTGGACTGGCGGCAATTCCGAACGGAGGTCTGGGAGTCGGTTTGAACAATCCTACGAACCCAGACCTTACCTTCGGGTACTTCAGCGCCAAGAATCCGAACGGAAACTGCAACGTCAAGCTGTGGGACAGTAGCAGCACGTCCACGGGTAACGGGTTCAACAACGCGCTTGGAGCCGGTTGCAACAACCTGCAGCAGTTTCCAGACGACGTAAAGTCGGATGATCTACCGGCAGGACAGACTTACCCTGGACCGCAGGTATGGCAGCATCACGAAGGACCAGGCTACAACTGGAACCAGTACTACAACTCGATTCTGGCGAAGAGAGAGCACTACAACCTGAGTACACGCATCTACCCTGATTCGGCCGGAACAGAGCAGATCACAGAAGACTTCGCACCAGGTTGGAACTTCGGCAACGTCTCGAACGTGACTGGAAACCTCTGGTCTACGACGAAGATGATGAACAGCGTCACCCAGTTCCTAAATGCCGGTATCAAACAGATGTGGGCAGGAGTGAACTTCTGTAACGGTGGAGGCGATTGCTCGACAAGCTACACCTACACTCACTGCAACGGATGGACACCTGACGCCTCGGGTGAAGGTTGCGGAGGAAGCACGCAGCAAGTCTTCGAAGAGAACATTGATTACATCCGTGCGATCACCTCTTCTTCGACTCTGCCGGATGGATCTACGCAGATCATCTCGAACATCTTGGATGGAAACCCAGGAGCCCAGAGAATCGCTCTGAGCTTGGCAGCGATCAACGTTGTTGCTATCGCGTCAGGAGAAACACCGTACAACGGGTTCACGGAGTACTCTCTGCAGTCAGGAACGTTGACCGGATCTGCTGGCATCTTGGCCGGTGTAGTGACTGCAACGAACTCGGACTATGCGAACACGCAGACCTTCTACCGAAGCGATACGGCGACGATGGCGGTCGTCACAACAGCTATCCCAGTAGGAACTCAGTACGGATGCGCGTTCGGATCATTCTTCAGCGAGAACGTAACCTTCACCGGGATAAGCAATCCTTCTGGAGGGAACCAGACCTTGACGTTTCGTCACCGATACCCATACAACGGTCAGACGATGATGGCTGCTGGCAACTGCCAGTACTTGTCAATGTCTCTGGATGAGGGTGCGTACGGTCTACGCGAGTCGTTCCCGATGATATCAATCGATGCGACTCACTTCGTATCGCAGCGCTATGGATATGGTTCTCACACACCGCTGACAAAGATCTTCCAGGTTGGCTCTGCAAAGCTTCCAGATCCAGCATTCCCCACGGTGGATGTACAGAGACTAGCGAACGGAGACACGTATGTAACGGTGAATCCGCAGGTAGCAGGTTCCTACGTACCAGGGACACAGCTCACCACGTTCTGTTCGTCTGATTCATCCTTCAACGGACAGTTCACGGCCGCATTTGTATCACCCGTGGCCGACGCCGGTGGAAACTACTACATCCAATATCCGACGAGCGCAACGAGCGTAGCGTCCTGCCCTGCAGCGAACGCAACCATCACTCTCTTCGGTCTGAACGGAGGTCACATCTACAACGGAGCTGAAGTCATCCACGTAGACCTGAGCACCGGCCAGGACGTGTTGACGCTCGAACAGAACAGCACAGCATGGGTACCGGGTCAGCAGATCGACGTAGCGCATGGGATGAACCTCCAGATGCACAACGCAACGGATCAGACTACGCAGCTCTCGGTAGACTCTTCTGGCGGTAACAACGTGTTCACGCACTTCGTGAATGGAACCCAGGCACAGCTTGAACAGTGGGGCGGCATGAACGCTCTCGATCTAGCTCTGATGCGTGGTAACGGTGGACAGCGGCCGGTACCGAACTACATGGTGTTCCACATGCCCATCAACAACCTCTTCAACGTGGTTGATTCACCGGACCACGGGTCTACGAAGTTCATCTTCGCTTGCTATGGATTCACCAGCGATCTAGCAACGAACTGCGGTAGGACACCAGACTTCAACCTCTTCAACTTCGAAGGTAAGGCGGCGAACGGAAACCTGGTTGGTACGACGATGACCTTCTCCCCGTCAACGTCCAGGTTCGCAATCAGAGCGCAGCTCATGGACTTCTCTTCTACGAACTTCCAGGTGGACGAAAACGTCGGCGTAAAGATCGTTCTCCCACCGACTGCCGTCAACACTGTACCTCTCACGTTGACGAGTCAGCAGACGAATGCAGGTAATGCCGGTATCAGCATGACGTTGAGTGCAGAGCACGACTTGCTGATGGGATACTTCGGACCTGGCAATGGAGCAGGGCTCGCAGGGACATACGGATTCTTCGATCAGAACAACCAGTGGTTCTCATGGAACTCGAATCAACTTAGTGATTTCTGTTTGGGTACACCGTTGTCAGGTGGTAACGTAGCAGCTTGCACGGGCGCTCCGTGGATCTTCAACAAGTCTGCGAACACTACAACGCTCACTGGAACGTTGGCCGCAGGAACAGCAGTTACAGCCCCGAATCTGATCCAAGTTACGAGTGCAGTACAGCCGAGCGGTTGCTCGCTAACTGCAGGAAAGTTCGTTCAGGCAACCATCAACGGAGTGTCTGTAAACATACCGGTGTGCAACTAATGAAGAAGCTCCTACAATTCGCGTTCCTGATCACCTTCTCTTCCCTGTGTTATGCCCAGAACTTGAACTACAACGGAAGCTGCAGCCAGGGCTCAGTCAAAGCTCTTACCAGTGGTTCTCCATCATCGAACTACCTCCAAAGCGCTGTACCGGGATGCTTGGTTAGCGTATACGTCCATAGTTCACAGGTACTAGCGGCGATCTTTATCGAAGATGGAACGCCGAAACCGAATCCCTTTACCGCACAGAGCAACGCTGCGTTCAACTTCTACGCATCGTCTAATTCGCACTACGACGTAACGATGCGAGCGTCTGGGATGACGACCACGACACTCACAGATGTCTCGCTAGGATCTGGAGGAGCTGGAGGTTCAGTTACGAGCGTGAGCGGTGGCGTAGGTGGTGGCATGACGGTGAACGTAGCTAATCCCACCACAACGCCTAACATCACAGTTGCCGCAGATGGTAGTCACTACATCCCGAACACCGGCGACGTGTCGAATTGGAATGGCAAGGTGAATCGTACTGGCGATACGATGACGGGACCGCTGAACATAGCAGCCTTCCCAGTCAATTCGACGGAAGTAACGAACAAGAACTATGTGGATACGCTGAACGCACAGGCTCAAGCTGCAGCGGCCGCAGCTCAGGCAACAGCGAATGCAGCTCAACCACAGTCACAAAAGAACCAGGTGAATGGATATGCAGGACTGGATGCAACAGCTCGCGTACCACGCGCCTTCCTTCCCAACGCTATCGCATACACCGATACAGCGAACGCATTCAGTCAAAGCCAGTCGATAACAGGAAACCTCTCTGCATCGGGAGATGTGAAAGGTGGAACAGTTTCAGGTGGAGCGCTTGGGAACGTTAGGATGATGAACACTCCTATCGGGACTGCTATAAGCTGTTTGACGCTGAACGGATCGTGCTCTACCGCAGGTGTTGGTGCAGTAGGTTTGATCTACAACAACACGGTTCCGAATGATCTTGTACTCGCCTATGGAGTGTCAGGACATCTATCGATTCAAAATAACGGAGTCGGAGCGGTCAATCAATTTATCTTCGACAGTGTAGGAAACCTGACTATACCTGGCGTTGTTGGTGGAGGATTCATTTCTTCCGGTACGACTACCGGACCTATCGCCATCTCCGCTTTCAACTGTGGACCGGGAAACCAGAACTGCAGGAATTACACCGGACAGTTCACAACCCAATTCAACGGTACCGGCGCTGCAGGGCAGGTAGGTACGATCACGTTCGCTCCAGCAGCACTCAGTACACAGATGTGTCTGGTGAACGGAGTCACGAGCACTCCGAATATCGCAGCGCTCGATATAGCTGTGTCTGGAACCACGAATACCGTTTATACGTTCAACCTCGTCAACGGAGCGGCAAACACTGCAGGGGCAATCCTTACCGTAAAGTACATCTGTTCGTTCTAGAGCATCTGAAGTTATAGGGAATCGACATGAATATAAAAAATACAATACGATGCACACTTCTTCTCTTATTCGGCGGTCTGGAAAGTTACGCGCAGAGCAATCCTAAGCCAGCAGGAGCATACATCAACGCTGGTGCAGGATGGACACCATTACTCGGTACAGCAACAGCCGGAGCGATCACGTATAACCCTGTACCTACAGCTTTGTTCATCTACAACACCAGCTTGGCTAAATGGGTTCCTTGGGATGGAACGAGCAGTGGTGGAGGAGGCACAGGGACAGTAACGAGTGTCTCTGCCACCGGTAATGCATTGGTGGCGGTGAACGTCACCGACCCAACGACGACACCATTGATTGTATTGACGCTTCCGAACCAAAACGCCAATAGCGTTTTCGGGAACTTTACAGGATCGAGCGCGGTTCCTACTTTTTCGTCTACCCCGCAATTCAACGGCGCAAATATCACCGGTTTGAACTTCACTCAAATCGGCGGCTCGGCCTCTATTGCACAGCTCCCGGCCACGGTAATCCAGACAGTGGGAACTGCTACTGCCAATGTGATTCTCAAGCGAACCACTAGCAATACTGCGACCGACTCATCCTTGACAGACAACGGGACAACCATAACGACGACTGAGGCTATAAATGCAGGAGCGGTAGCTACCACTGGCAACATCACGGCGCAAGGAACGGTGAACTCTACAGCCAACACAAGTCCGGCAAGTATCACAAACTCCGGTGTGGCCCTATCGGCATCTCCTACGGTTGCCGATGTTGTCTATTACGATGCAAGTCGAACTACGAATAACCACGTTGCAGACGCTCTCTGGTTGAGTGGTTCATATTCGCTTCGATTCAAAAGCGATGACCAAGCCAGTGCAACTACCTTCTTCGCGGCTGCAGGCGGTCAGGCATCTGGCATAACAGGTATCACCTCAAGTAGCGGCACAGGAACGTGGACGCACACTGGACCGTTTACGGCTACAGGGAACATCACAGCACCATCCTTCATCGGCAACGCTTCGTCAGCTACGAACCTACCTGGTGGGCTCCTGGGCTCCATGCCCTATCAGTCGGCCGCGTCAACTACTGCAATGCTCGCTGGAAGCACCTCTTCAGCGATTGCAGTGCTCACTCAGCAAGGCAACGGAACGATCAGTGCAATTCCAGCATGGAACGCTGCTACCGGAACAGGTTTGGTAGTATTCGCAACTTCACCAACCATCGCAACACCTACGCTTACAGGAACCACGAACAGTGGACCGATAACAGCGAACGGAGCCCTGACGACAAACCTGAGCTTGGTATCCACTCGGGCGACCGGCACAGCTCCTCTGACCGTAACCTCCGTCACTCCAGTAGCGAATATGGTAGTGGCGAAACATCCAACCGCTCTGTATTGCGGAACGGCAGCGGCTTGTACCGCAACCGCCGCACTCAACAGTCAGATGGTCTATGGATCAGCCACACTCACAACTGGAGCGGTAACAGTCACGGGAATATCACCAGCGTTCGCAGATACAGCGTATATCTGCACGGTTACTTCGAAGACAACATCTAGCGCAGCAATCTTCAATGTACAAAACGTATCGACATCCTCTTTCACCATCAACGGGAGCGGTTCCGCTGGTGACGTAGTAGGTTACATTTGCGTTCGTTGACAAAGTACGACGGGGCACAACATGAAAAACCGAATCTTACTGAGTATTTGCATCATCATTATCTACGCCTTGGGTCGAATAGCTTTCCGTCCACTGGAGAAGGTCTTAGCTGACTCTCCGAACGCGGATCTAGTAGGCTCTCTCACGGTAGCCTCTGGAGCGACAACAGCAGCAACACCATATACGTTCGCTCATGCTGGAACACACATATGCGTGATATCAACACAGACGGCGACAGCGAGCGTTCTTTCTGCATCTGGACCGCTCGTACCGCAAGTAACATCAACGACTCTCAATGTTCAATTTGCTAACGCCGTGGCATCAGCTACGGTCGTGGGGTATATCTGTCATGGAACGTTCTAGACTTATCAAAATCTCGGTTGGTTTCATCTTCTTCGCGTTCGCTCTCGCGCTCACGATACCCCTCCATTCACAGCAAGGTATTCTCAGTACTCGAACCATCGGAAGCATCGGCGTAAATGCCGGTCAGCCTGTCTACAGCGTTGCTTGCACGACGAGCGTCTACCTCTGCGTTATACCGACAGATGGAACCCAGGCCTCTGCTGGTCTAGCGCTCGATACAGGTAATCCTGGCGAGCTCACAACCATCGTGACCTACGGACGTGCTCCGTGTGTCTATGACAACACCCCGATTCAAGGAAACATCGCTATCGTCGGTAATGGGGTTTGCCACGACAGTGGATTTACGAACCTCGCCAACATCTCGAACACACAGCTTGTATCAGGGAAGATCCTTCAAGTTCTGAGCCCCACCACGGCGCTCACGAACTTCCTCTGCCCTGGTTGTACAGGGAACCTGATCGAAGTCTCAACGATCAAACAGGCAGATCTGACAACGTATATTCAGGCACACCAGCTTACGAGTGCCGGTCCTACTGGGCCAACGGGTGCGACAGGTGCTACTGGAGCAACTGGAACTACCGGCGCAACGGGTCCAGCGGGAGTCCTTTACTACAACTCGGCCGGTGCAGTAGCGAATATGAAGTGCTTCAATTCGGGAGCGTTCACTACCACCACATCAGGAACCTGGACGATGAGCTTCTCAGCCGCCAGCATAACTACGATTCGGAAGGTGAATGCGATGCCTATTTCACCGGCGACAACCAACGCCACGGATCAATATGTCGCCATCGTGAATCCAATCTCAGGATCTACTATTTCAGGCAAGGTTGTGTCTGGAACAGGAATCCTCTTACTCGGAGCTTCTTCGCTTATTCCGATAACGGTCGCTGCTACCATTTATGTGGAAGTTTGCGGGACGTAAAACTGGAGTCTCTTGTTACACTTTGCGTAAAAGAACAATCTCCGCAGTAGAGCAAAATTACGGAATGGGGCCATTGCCTTGGCAAATTCAGAGAATCCTTCTATCGGCGAAATTCTCACGCGGCTTGGTGATCTAGAGGTTGAACAGGCCACTTTCGCAGCTCATCAGGAATGGGCGACCGGGAGAATAAAGAAGCATGACAAGGATCTCTACGAGGGTAATGGTTTGCCAGCTATAACTCAAAGGCTGTCAACCCTGGAGATGATCGCAGGGATGGCTAAAGCTATGGTGGGACTCGCAGCGCTGAATACGATTGCGCTGTTCGTGTTCCTTTTCAAATTCTGGGTGAGTAAAGGGGGGAAGTAATCCCCCCTCTCTTGCTACCCACCGTGACCAGGTCGCGGTGTTGGTTCGCCGGAATCGTCGGCTGTTGCGGCGGTAGAAGACTCGTCCGTTTCGCACTCTTCTGCGTCAACTTCCTTCTCTTCTTCAGGCTTGTGCTCGTGCTCGTGCTTACTCATATTGTTGGTCCTTTCCGGGCTTGATAAATAGGAAAGCCGCTGTCCAGAGGATAAAGCAAGCAAGGTTGAAAAGGTTCAACACCTCATGACCTTGCTGGAATGTATCGTCTGTGACGAAGTGTTTGGAGAGATAGACAACGAGCTTCATCACCAGGAAAGCAACCATCGGAATCCAGACGTACCAGATATCCTGCTTTCTGCATTCCCAGATAGCAACCATGTAAAGAGCGATGTTTATGATGCCGATGGTGAACACCGCGGTGAAGTATTCCCAAGATCCTCTCCCGTAAACGGACAGGATTCCGATGAAGAAAACAGTCTCCATCAGATCTGCAAGGATCACGGCCGGAAAGCTCAGGAGCCTCCAGCGACGACGGTACAGCGTGAGCAGGATTACGAAGTGCAGAATATTTACTAATGCCCAGAGTGCATTATCCATGCGAAGATGATAGTTGAAGCGGGGAAGAAAATGGATATTACCAGCGAAACTCGTTTGTCGCAAGTTGACCCTGTTCTGGAGAAGAAGGTTCACATTGCGGTCGCACAGATCGCTCTCGAACACGGTATTGAGGTTCATGTTGCACAAGCTCTCCGTTCTGTAGCGGACCAGGATGCGCTCTACGCCAAGGGAAGGACGGTACTCAAAGATGCAAGCGGGAAGGCAGTCCATATCGTCACGTACGCGAGAGGCGGATACAGCTCGCACAACTTCGGTTTGGCAGTCGATCTTGTCCCAGGGGTACTTGGCAAGATCGTTTGGACTCCCAACTGGGACTCCGAAGATCCAGCCTATGGGTATATGGCAAGCGCTTGCAAAGCCGCAGGGTTGAAGTGGGGCGGTGACTGGATAGGAAAAAAGAAAGACTTGCCTCACTTCTACATCGGACCGGACACCCCAACTGATCTAATGCGTCTAGCCCTGAACGTCCACGGTTTGCAGTATGTGTGGGACCAGGTAGCGGCAGGGACTTACTAATGTGCATCGTCCGATTGGGTGAACACACCTTCAGTGCAGACCTCATCACCTGCATGAAAAAGGGAGACAAGAAAGGCACCACGCTTGTGTGGGTTGCCGGTCAGTCTGCCATCGATGGCAATTTCATTGTGGATGAAGAGCATGACACGGCAGTAGACTTGTGGCTTAGGGCTCTGCACGGTGAAGACGAAGACGAGGAGGAAGACGATGCCAGCTAGCGAAGTGATGGACGACTTCAAAGAAGGAAAGCTCCACAGCGGTAAATCGGGGAAGATCGTCAAGAACAAGAAACAGGCCAAGGCCATCCAACTCAGCTACCTCCGCAAGGAAGGTAAGATCGGTCCACGCAAGCCTTCGAAGAAGAAGAAGCAATACAAACGGTGATCGATGCCCTACACGTACCTGACCTTCGCACAGGCTCGGCAGCAACTCGCATCTAAGCTAGCAGATGAGGGAAACGTTAGATGGACCGACACCGAAAATAGGTTCTACATCTACGAAGCGTTGAGAATGTGGAACTGCCTTACTGCTACGTGGAAGACGGACTGGTCTTTCAACTTCAATACCGGTACTACCGTTACATGGATCAATTCCGGCACCGGACTTCCAGGCAATCCTTCTCCTCGTCTGCAGCAAGTCACCTACGGCCAGCTCTATCAGATGATGCAGTACCATCTCCAGCAGCCAGCTTCCGGTGAAGTGTGGACAGGAACGACTCAGTTCCAGATGGTAGATCTGATCGGAGCGGTGAATCGCCATCGTGCAGAGATTCAACAGCAGACAGCTTGCAACACGATCATCTTCAATCTTCCAGCAGTGTCAGATAGCAGAGCTGCGGTATTGCCGGACACGATACTTGAGGTCATCCGAGCACGATGGGTACCTGCGTTCCCGACCGATGGACCGCCTGTAACGTTGGTGCGCGATGACCGTCTTGGTGAGATGTACTACGAAGCCGGTTACGTACAAGCTCCGGCGGGTATTCCGAGTGACTACGATGTGTCGAGCGTTGCTCCGCTGCAATTCTTCGTAGACATCGCTCCGAACGTACCTGGTCGATACGAGATTGTTGCTATCCAGGCGAGCCCGGACTCAACATCACCTCCGACCACTACCGGAATCTTCATACCGGATGACTTCATCTGGGTTCTGAAGAATGGAGCGATGGCAGACATCCTCGGTCGTGAGTCAGAAGCTACCGACCGGCCGCGTGCGGAGTACTTCCAGAAGCGCTACCAGGACGGCCTCAAGCTCCTGCAGAACACCCCGTGGATACTGACGGCGTACATCAACAACGTTCCTGTCGATACGCCCTCTCTGGTGGAGCAAGACGGCTACGCTGCTGAGTGGGATTCGAAGCCAGCAACGCTGCAGGAGATTATCACCACGGGTATCGACTTCTTCGCTGTTGTGCCGGACATCAACAATCCGACAAGCGTAACGCTTTCCATGCTTGGCAATGCACCGTTACCAGTGTTGGACTCAGATCCTATCCAGGTAAGCCGTGATGTGCTGGAAGCGATCATCGATTACGCACAGTTTCTCGCCACGATAAAGATCGGTGGTGCGGAGTTCCAGTCAGCACTACCGCTAGAGGCTAACTTCATCAGGCTTGCTTCTATGACGAACGGCCGTCTGGTAAAGACAGGCGCATTCATCGATGTTCTGTATAAGCAAGGCGCACGGCAGGAAGACTATCAAGAGCGGTTCTCTACGAAGACACAGGAAGAATAATGGCGCGAGCGCAGGACTACAAACGGGAACAAGACGGAATCCGGTTTGCCCTCAAAGGCATGAACACCATCCTTCCGCCTGACGCACAGCCGCAGGGTAAGTTCCCATATCTGCAGAACGTCAGATCCTATCGAGGGAACCAGGCGCGAGGACGAGCGACACAGTCAACACCGCTCTTCGCTCTTCCGGCTCCAGTACATACCCTGCGTCGAATGAACGACCTTACACCCGCAGGGCCGGTTGGAGGGTTCACCATCATCGGGGGCGCTGGTGGTGGACTCTTCAACAACGCAACGCAGGTTGATTCCGGTTATAGCGGCAACCCGCTATCGTTCGTTCCGTTCCGGCCGAACCAGAGTGTCCAACCTTGGATGTACGTCGCCGACTCTCTGAAGATGTCCAAAGTACGCTCAGACGGTCTTACGTACAAGGATGGCGTAGCAGAGCCTCAGGCGGCTCCGGTAGTAGGAACAGAGAACACCACGGTTTCAGGCAGCGTGTTCGTACCTGGTACGACGATGCCGTGGCTTACAGCCGGTGGTCAGAACCCAAGCTATAATTACGGAGCTGGCGGCGGTACCGGACCAGTGTCTATTACAGCGGCCGCTGGCACCACGATTACGCTCACGGCGTCCGGTACCGTCAACACATCCTACGGCGTAGGACAAAGCCCAGGGAGCGTAGGGCCGGTCACCTCGAACAGTCCAGGGTTCTTTGTACCAGGTGGAAGCTGCAGAGTGCTCTGCGGAGCGTTCACAGATGCCTCTGGCAACGTCATTACGCCGACTGTGGGCAGTGGACCTGTCTCGATAGGTGCGAGCGCGTCCTTTCTCGTCCCAGTAGGAGCTACAAAGCTTCAAATCGGTATAGACGACACGGCCTACGGATCAAACAGCGGCACGTTCACCGTGAACTACACGGTGACGACTTCTGCTATTACAACCGTACCGGCGCTTATTGGGGATGTGACGGTCTACTACTGGGGAGACTCTCCGCACTCGGGTCCGGTAGCGCAGTACATCTGGAAGAATGTATCGGATAGCGGTGGATCTGGACCGGTCAGAAGCATCTCTGATGCTGCAGGAACTACCACCGGCAACTCACTCATCTTCGATTCGACTCCAAGTGCAGGTTCGAGCCCAGTTGCATGGTCAGTCTTCGATAGCACCGGCACAATCACCGGAACGAAGTCTCTGTTTCAGCCAGCTCTAGAGAGCCAGGGGTACCAGGATTTCAATGCGACTGTACAGGCAACGCTGTTTATCCCTGCAGCGGGTACGTACAGCGTCAACATCACGTACAAAGACAACATCCTTTGGGGTATCGGAAACAACGCCAACTGGCCTAGCCGTGGTTCGGTGGTTGGGACATCAGGACAGAGTGTCACAGTCCTCGATAGGCTTCCTCTTCTACCGGCACCAACCATCTCCGGTAACGGTGGTGTGATCGGTAGCTCTACGGTAGCCGTCACCTTCCCCGGTGCAGGATCTTATCCGATTGAGTTGAACTGGGACTACTGGTTCCATAGCGGTAGAACGTTGGTTGTTACGATCAACGGCCTGAATCCAGCACCGCTCTCGAACACGGTAAAGACGAACGTCCAGTACCGCTACATCTATCGCTCCTCTATCACCGGAGCTTTGTCGAATCCTTCACCGGCCAGCGCACAGCAGCAAGTGCCGGTTCAGGCAAATACGGTAACACCGGCATTCTCTACTGATCCGCAGGTAGACAAGGTTGACTACTACCGCATCGATTCGAGTGTCGATGATTACACCTATGTCGGCACCGGACCGAACACGAATCCTCCGACGCCGTTCACGGATGCAACGCTCGATTCGGACATCTCTGGAAACCCGATTCTGCAGCTCGACAACTTCGAGCCGTTCCCGTCTATCGATCTACCGAAGAAGGGGGTAATCAACGTCACCTCCGGCATCGCAACATGGGTGAGCGGTGACCAGTTCAATATCCGCTGGCTACCGGGAACGATCATCAACTCAGGTGGTATCAACTACGTCTTTGATCGTCGGCCGACATCGGCAACCTCGCTCACTGCAGTAGGGATTACAGACGGCATCAACTTGCCGTATGAAATACGACAGCCCAAACTGGCCGCACAACCGATGCCATCCATGTGGGGGCCGACTGACGAAGCTGCATACATGTTTGCGTGCGGTGATCCTCTGCGTCCAGGGACGTTGTACTTCACAAAAGGCAACAACCCTGACTCCGCACCGGACACAAACCAGATCGAGATTACGAGCCCGTCAGAGCCTCTGATGAACGGCATCATTCTTGACGGAAACGGCATGGTGTTCTCGACAGAGAGAGCATGGGACTTGTATCCGAACTTCACTAGCGCTACGGCTACGGTTACAGGCGTTCTGGGAAGCGCGTTCAGGCCGATTGAAGCGATCAGTGATCGAGGTCTGTACATCCGCAACGCGATCTGCACGGATGGAGGAAAGAGAGGCTTCTTCCGCGCTAAGGATGGTATCAGTGCTTGTGTTGCGAGTGGTGGAACTCAGTCGATCAGCGATGGTGACATCTGGAACCTCTTCCCGCATGAGGGATTCAAGCCAACTGCGATCACCCTGGGCGGGTTCACCGTGTTCCCACCAGACGATACCAAGCCAGAGAAGCAATCGATGCGCTTTGGCAACGGATATCTCTACTACGACTATCAGGATGTGAATGGCAACCCGCGCACTCTTGTCTATGACGTAGTGATGGGCGGATGGAGTGTGGATGTCTACCAGTTCGTCGTAACGACGCATGAGGTGGAGGAAGGTCCAAACATCAACGGAACGTACACAGGGTGCAACGACGGCTCTGTACGCGTCCTGACGAATAACGGTGTAGAAGTAGCTACATCAGTGATTCTCACCGCAAGCTTCAACGGCGGCGAGGCGAGAGCGAACAAGATGTTGGGAGATGTTTTCGTCAGGGCTCAGGTTGATACCTCGGCTCCGGTGAACTTCTCTGTACTCGCAACACAGAGCCGCGAGCTTATCCTCGGAATCACCCCGCCTAACCTGACGGGAAACGGAGCGCTGCAGGACTTCATCCTCGACTTCGCTGATGGTGGACCAAGAGACATCAGAGATGTATCGATGCTGTTCCAGTGGCCTACGGTCAACAGCACCTACCTCGATCTATGGCAACCGGACTGGGTTCCACAGCCGGAAGTAACGCAGGATCGGCCGACAGATTGGGACGATGCTGGATCACAGGGAAACATGTTCATCCAGGGGATGCTTCTGGAGTGCAACACCTTCGGCCGACCGAAGAGCTTTGCACTGCAGTCCTCGGATGACAACAGTCTCCACTTCCCAGATCAGAACCCGATTACGACAAACGGACAGACGAAGGTAGCCTTGACGTTCACGCCTCCATTCGTGGCGCACAGCTATCGCATCGTTTCGACTGATGGAGTGCCGTGGAGAGTCTTTAGCTCAAGCCTCAAGTACTCGGCTTATCCCGAGTCAACGACTGAATGGCAGACAGAGTTCACTTCGCACGGTATGGATGGATGGTTGTCGATCTTGCCGGTCATCAATATCGCGCATAACTCGACAGCAGATCTTACGCTGACGCTGGTGTTCGACCACTGGCCGACGATAGTGCTGAACGTACCGAACTCAGGTGGCGTGCAGAGGAAAGACAAGATTGTTGTTCCAATCAACAACTTCAAACTGGTTAGCTATCGCCTGAACTCCAGTGCTCCATTCGCACTTTTCGCTAGCCAATGCGAGGTAAAGATAGGACAATGGGGTCGTAGCAGCCTTGCGCGTGTAGTTACACCGTTCGGTGGCCCAGACGAAACGAAGGCAGAAGTGTAGGGAACGTAAAAGGAGAAGCACATGGGCGGTATAGCGTTCGTAAATCCGGTAACAGGCGTATGGCCTTTTGGGTTCGTAGCAACAGTTGCCGCTGGCACACCGGTTCCGATTACGGTCAACGTCGGTTCGCAGAGGCAGAAGAGTCCTCATTTGTATGCGAATAAGTGCCTACAGATCACGATCACGGCACCCACTACCAACACCGGAGCGATCTACATCCTCAAGCCGGGTTATACCAAGACTCAGACGAATGGCCTGATAAAGAAGCTCCTTCCTGGCGACCCTCCGTTGAACTTGCCTGAAGGATTCCCTTTCCCTGGTGGACTCATGCCGGACGACCTCTGGCTTGATTCAGATACCTCCGGTGAGGGAGCCCAGGTATACGGCATCAGGGGGTAAGTCATGGCGACAACGCCAGCCATCCCGCCAGCGTATTGGCCTAACACAGACGGTAAGGCAGAGCCGGAGGTTAGCCGCGCTCTGCGTCTCGTCTATGACTCGCTGAACGACCACAATAACGCTATCTCTGAACTCAAGTCTCAGGTGGATCTAAAGAACGGTGTAACCCCTGTAACCCCCCCTGTAACCCCTCCAGCCACAGGCGGGGGTGGAACATCTCCAAACACCAATCTTCACCCTATCAATCTTCAGAGTTCGGATTACACGCTACAGAACGGGGATAACAACGGCCTTGTGTCGATGAACTCTGCGGCCGCTACGACGATTACCCTGAACGCCGCCATGACCATCGGTTCTATGGTCACGCTTGAGAACATCAACACCGGACCGGTAGCGATCACACCCTCATCTGGAACGATCAACGGGCAGACCTCGATCAGCCTCGCTCAGAACCAGGGATGCATCGTCTTCTTCGATGGGACGAACTGGTGGGGTCTAACGACGCCGAACCCAGTAACCTTCCAGACGAACGGAGCCCTGAACGGTTCGCAAGTCCTACTCAACCTGATAGCCGGTTCAAACATCACCCTGGCCGACAACGGTTCTGGTGGGGTCACGATCACAGCAACCGGAAGTGGTAGCGCTCCAACGATCACCACGAATGCTAATGGAACAGCCGTGGCGTTCTCCGGTGGATACGTACACCAGTTTGGAGCAAGTTCGGCATCTCCGACCGGCGTGGCTAAGTCAACGGTTGCGGTTACCTTCCCCATCACATTCGGCGGGATACCAAGGGTAGTTTGTAACGTGGACAACAACGCCGATAGTTTCGGAACGAGCGTCTTCTCCTGCTACCCTTCATCTATCACCGCAAACGGCTTTATAGCCAACTTCGCTTGTGGTGTCATCATTGGTGGATCTGGTGCAGGAAACATCACTAACGTAGTACATGCGAACTGGGAAGCTGACTTCGCATAAGGAGTACATCATGGCGTTTCTCGGTGGATTGTTCGGTGGTCTAAGCGATGATCAGAAGAAGTCAATGGACGCTCTGTCGAATAGCGCAGGGTTCGCGTCCAATATGGGACAGAATGACCTGTCCACGGCTAGCAACTTCTTCAGCGGCATTCTCAGCAGTCCGAATAAGGCCATGAGCGTTCTTGCTCCTCAGGTGAGCAGCATCACGAACCAGGGACAACAGCAGAAGAATGTCATGGGGGAGTTTGGTGATCGCAGTGGTGGAAACACTGCAGCGGCCGCGAACATCGATGACTCAACGCATAAGCAGATCAACGATCTTATCGCCAACCTCACGGGTACTGCGGCGACGAACCTGGGACAGATCGGAACGTCTACGTTGAACACCGGCGTAACGGCTCAGAATGACCTACTGTCCTCGGCCAATGAACAGCAGAAACAGCGTCAGGCGGCTCTATCGGGGATAGGTGGTGCTGTTGGTTCAGTAGCAGGAGATGTGTTCGCACCAGGATTGTCTAAGGCATTTTCAACCTGGCTGAATTAGGAGTGAGACATGGGTTTCTTCGGTGGATTCGCTGGTGGCTTCGGTCAGCAGCTAACAAACCAGATCGATCAGAACCGCAAGTCAGAAGCGGACAAGCAGGAAGCTCTACTTGAGACTCAGGTAGCTCCTATAGCGGCACGCCTGAAAGATCCTAACCTCTCACCGGAGGACAGGAACACTCTCAACACTCAACTAATGAAGGTGTACGGCCCCCAGAACAGCCACAAGGCGCTGGCGAAGATGAATGAGGTCTATGGAATCTCTACCGCTCCCCCTCTTGTTGGTAAAACGACCGCTACTCCCTCGGTTCCTATCGCGCTTCCTGGCGGTCCAATGGGAGCTGCAGCGCCATCGCTCGAAACTGGAGCGGGACCAACGGTTACACCCAAGCCTCCGTCCACGGTAGACGAGATTCTGGCGTCAGCTCCGAAGAGTCAGCCCAAGCCTCTACCTGGTGCGAAAGCATACAAGGATCAGGCGACCGGTAAGTTCTTCGTCTCTGCTACGGATAGTCAAGGCAAGATCGTAGCTCTTCCGATGCCGGACAACTATACGGAGAAGTCTCACGCCCAGACGATCAGAGACGATTACAAGACTCTGACCGGCAAGGATCTGGATGCGACAGAGGACGAAGCGAAGCTCGCTATCGGCCTAAAGCCGAAGACTGGTGGCAAGCGTACGGCTGAAGAAGAGAAGCTTGATATCTTCGCCAAGAGCCTCGGTCTAGATGATCGTAGCCAACTGTCTTTCGATCAGTTGAAGCAAGGCATATCTGAGATATCGAAGCCTAAGTTCAAGCAGTCCGCAGAAGAGGTAAATAAGGAGATATTCGCTCGCACCATCGGCAAACCTGTGAATGAGTGGACTTCGAAGGATCTCACCCGCTACGAGAACATGCAGGGTATCGCAAAGAATCCTATCGGCGTGGGAAACCTGGCAGTCAACAACAGGCGCAACCAGCTTATGGAGAGGTCTATCGATAACGCGCAATCTAGATCGGACCTTGCTGGATTCCAGGCGATCAATAAGACTATCGAGCCCTACGTCAAGATCGGTGAGCGTGCGAAAAACGCTGAAGAGAACACGAAGAAGCCGAGCGGCCCTGGTGACTTCGAGCAGATGATGACCTTTGTTGAAGCAACTAAGCCGTCGTCTGGATTCCGCTTCTCCGATACAGAGAAGAGAACTATCGAGCAGACCAGAGGCTTGATGGATGCGGCACAGTCGAGCGTGGACAAGGTCCGGTTAGGTACATTCTTCGGTCCAGAGCAGCGCGAGATGATGAACAACATCATCCAGACAGCGGCCGAGCAGTCGAATGACCGTATGAACCAGATCCTAGATTCGGTGAACACTCTTGCTCCGCGTGTCGGTGGTGCTGTAACTCCGAGGAGTGCAAAGGATCTGAAGGAAGGCGCTCCCAAGAGGGGCGGCAAGAATGCACCGGCGACTGGCGGGAAGAAACACTCTCTCAAAGCGGCGATGAGCCTACCATTCAACCAGGGGAAGACAGAGGATCAGGTTAGAGCGGATCTGGTAAAGCACGGCTATGAGGTGCTTCCGTAATGGCAGAGCAAGATCCTTACGCAGCTACGGCAGTACAAGACCCTTATGCGGCGACAGCCGTACAAGCTGCACCGCCTACGAAGAAGCCAGATGAGAAGCCGACAACTCCGGCTCCGGCACCTGGTCTGATCGCTCGCGGATGGGCAGCTCTGAATAGACCGATTGGTGAGCACTCCAAGAGCTACCAGACTGAAGAAGAGAAGCTCGGCAAACTGACGAAGCCTACAACGACCCTTGCCGAGGCTGAAGAGCGCGGCAAGCACCCCATCAGTTCAGCAGTGAAGAGCTTTATCGCTGGTATGGAGCAAGATCTAGGCAGCGTGTTGACTCCTGCTTTTGTAGCCACGGGGCTAGCCGGTCCGGCCGCAGAAGCCGTTACAGCGTTCGCACCAGAAGCAGCGGCCGCCGTAGCCGGTACTAAAGCCTTCCGTGCTGGCTCCAGGGTAGCCAAGGCAGCGATTCCGACCGCAATGGTAGGCCAGGGGGGTTCCCAGGCGGTAGAAGGCGTCACAGCGAAGGATATGACGCCAGAGGAGCGTATCAAGGCAGTCGGTGGTGGCCTTGCATCTATCGTCGGTGGAGCTGCAGGGATGGGAGACGCGGCCAAGACCGGCAGAGAGCGCTTGTTGGAACTTGGACAGAAGCTCACCGGAACCGGCCCAAGCCTGACAAGAGAGAAGGTTGGTGGAGCTGCTGAAAAGGCTCAGGCAGTAGCGGAAGCTCGTCCAGAGGTCATAAAGGACTGGGCGAAGGAAGTTATCAAAGCGAAGAAGTCTAACGTCGAAACTGGGACTAAGAACAAGCAAGGCATCGTTCCAGAGCAGAATATGCAAGATCGTAAGGCGGCTCTTCAGGCGGGACACGAAGCTCTAGCCACCACGGTAGGAGAGCAGATCAAAGCTCTCGATAAGAGCGTACGCGGAGAAGCGAATGGTAAATACGCTACGGTGCGTGCGAAGATCGGCGATGCGTCTGCACAGCCCGAAGTAATGGCCGATTATGTAAGAAAAGCCTCGGCCAAGCTCAAGGGTTCAGAAGAGAACATCAAAGTCTTCCGAGACATCCTACGCAGGGTTCCCGAGGGAGAGCAGTACGTTGTTTCTGGAGGGTCCAAGTTTGGACCTGGTTCAGCGCCATTCGAAGCGGTTCTCAAGTCAGAAGGACCGAACTCTCCTGCGATTGAAGGTGGGTCGGCCGATGCTGGACCAATGCCGTTCGGTGATCTTCAGGGATATTACACAGAGCTTGGCGAGGAGATGGCGAAAGGCACTCTTCCAGGGGATGTCTACCAGGCTATAAAGAGCTTGCGCGACGACATCGGTAAAGAGATGCACACCATAGCGAAGTCTAACGGTGCAGATAAAGATCTGAAAGAAGCCCAGAGCTTCTATCACGACTACATGGATACCTTCCATGAACCAGCGGGACCGAGCGGTTCAGGTTCTCCAGTAGCTCAGGCTCTCCGTGCGAAAGATCCAGCACAGTTCGCCAAGCCGTTCTCAGGCGATGCTGGTAACAGAGGTATCGAATCTCTCGCCAGGTACTCACCGGAGCTTGCAGAGAAGACAAACAATCTGCGGAGAATCGGTAGAGAGATAGACTCCATCGGGGCTCCAACCAAGCCGAAGGCAATCCCAGAGAAGCCGGAACAGGCTAAGGCTCCTGTAGTGGATGTCCAGGCTGAGAAGACAAAGCAGATCGAGAAGATGGCGAAGCAGTGGGGAACATTCAATGCCAGAGACATCGGCATCCTGTCCTCATCGATCATTGCTCGTCCACTCCTACGCTTGCTCGGAGGTGGTGCTGGATTCGGCGAAGCGATTGCAGGAGCCGCAGCCTCTTACGAAGGCGGAAAGCTGGCGGCGTCGAAGGTTCTCGAAAAGCCAGCGATTATCAAGTTCCTGTCTCAGCCGACAGCAGCGGACATGCGGGTTATCGAGAAAATACCAGGTGCAGATCGCGTAAAGATCATCAACGGCTTTACGGATGCGGCGGTAGAGTCTGGACATTCTGGACGTAAGGTGAAGCTTTCACCGGCTATTTCGCGGTTCCTAGGCGTAGCGAATGTAGCCAAGATCCTAGCGGCCAACAACTCACCGGCTATCCAGGGTAACGGTCCGAAGAAAGATCGTCAGGCTCTTATCAACTCTGCAGGGCAGACCGCAGGACAACCGGCTAGCACGCAACAGCAGGGAGAGACGCCAGCTCCCGTAAATCAACCACCGGCCGATGAAGACGAAGAGATTACTACCGAGGGTGACATCCCACAGTGAGTACCGCCAATATCCTCACAGACTACGAGACATGCGAACGTAAAGGCACATGGTCGTTGGATTGGGAGTCTATCAAGCTCCATCCGACCGAGATGCTCTATCGAGCGCAGCGCTCGGGCCTGATGCAGGATGAGCGAGAAGACGCTGCTGAATACGCTGGCGAACAGGTCATAGGCATGGCCGCAGAGCGTGGACCCGATACGAAGGTTCACAACGTCTACGACTCCATGATGTCTCATGCGTGTCTCGCAGACATCCTTACAGCGCATCTCAGGAAAGACGGAGAGGCTCCCTGGAGGCTTCCAGGCACCACGATGATAGGAAACCACGTCTGGGAGCCAGAAGCGTTCCTGAGGGGCAACCGGCTCACAAGGATCATCATGGTAGACCACTGGTCAGATGACCGGCATCTATCGGAGTATCGCTCATGGAAGACCTTAGGAGAGGTCGTGGCTTACCAGATGCCCATGATCGAGATAGTGATGGTGCTTGGCGCTAGTCGAGGCGGTAAGCGGCATTCACCCTGGACTAAGGGACTTCTTCATCCGAAGAATCGAAAGCTCAGGTTCCGCAAGAAAGAGGCCAAGAGCATTAGCGGCTTCACTGGAAGCTGGATACCGGTATGGAGAGAAGAGCGTCAAGAGATAAGCAGGGAGAGATGGCTTGAGGCGTTGGAAGAAGACGACGTGCTGAGAGACATCTGCTTTGCAGTGGACATCCCTGTACCGTCGCCGGAGATGCAGAAGAGAGTCAAGGACATTGCAGAGCGCACCCTGGACAAGCTTATGAGCAGTACCGAGCTTGCAGAGTCTAAGCTATCGGTATGTGACTCCCCGCGACCATGCCAGTTTCACTTTTGCTGCCACGGGAAGACACCAAGCGTTCCAGACCAAGACAACTTCGTCTATCTCAGTACGGACCTTCACCGTCGCTCATAACGATGTTTCGCAGCATCTCAACCTCACTCTTCTTCATTGGAGGAGGTACCGGCTGTGGTACATTCACCGGCATATGCATGGGATTCGGAGCTGTGATCCTGCGTAGCTCGGCTTCTGCAGAGCCATCCTCAAGCATATTTTGGACAACGGCCTGTGGTTGTCTTGGTACGGCGCTAGGAGACGGATTCAGGGCTTGCTTACGAGGGTTGAGCTGTTCCTTCAAAGCGGTGACGGTGCGCTCTAACGATGGTATCTCCACTTCCAAGTGAGCAAGCTTGTTGTAGCAGAGCGTGCGCTCATCGATAGCCATCTCAAGACGCTTACAGGCCGCATCGAGTGCATGGCGGAATGGATCTGAGGGACGTTCTTTGGTAGCGATAGTGGCGGGAATCTTCTTAGCGCGTGGCATGTATGACCTCAATAAATAAAATACCATATTGTGCCGTTTGGAACCTTGTGGTACAAATTGGGTCATGGCAAATAAGACAAAACCTGGCTCACCCGCAAAGAGGCAGGAGCTGGATAAAATATCGATCCACCTCCACAAACCACAGTATGAGTTCTTCGCTAAACAAGCGCTCGAAGAGAGACGTAAGATCAAACATCTCGCCGAGCTTGTCATCACCCAGTGGATAGAAGGGAAAGGTTTCAAGGCATGAGCGAAATAATGAAGTACGGACAGACGATTGCTCTAACAGAGTGGCGTGATCCAGAAGCACACCTGGCAGAAGCACAGCAAGCGGCCGCAGCTCTGGGACGTGTGATTGCGATGAAGCCCAAGCCTGTCATCTTCAATGGTGAGCAATATCTGGAACTGGAAGACTGGCAAACAGTCGGTAAGTTCTACGGGTTCACGGCGAAGGTTGAGTCTACCAACCACGTTGAGTACGGTGGCGTGACTGGATGGGAAGCAACGGCTGTTGTGATCGACAAGCACGGTACCGAAGTAGGACGTGCGGAGTCGATGTGCATGACAGACGAAAAGAACTGGGGTGCGGTTCCTGTGTACGAATGGCAGGACGTGCTCGACAAGAACGGGAAGAAGATATGGGACGAATCCAAAAAGCGTTACAAGTCCAACAAGGTTCAGACCGGAACAGAGCCCAAACCAACCTTTCAGCTTCGCTCTATGGCTCAGACCCGTGCGTGTGCCAAGGCTTTCCGCCAAGTGCTCTCATGGGTAGTTGTGTTGGGTGGGTTCAAGCCAAACGTAGCAGAGGAGCTTATCGATTCGCAGATGGAAGAGAAGAAAGAGCAGCCAACACAGACAGGACCGGCACCACAGATCGGTCGCAAGAGCGAGAAGTCTTCAAACGAAGTGGTACCAGAAGGCGGACAGCAACAACAGAAAGGGCATTCGGAAGGTGATCCAGATCCGAAGCTACTCGCGTGGAAAGAGAACAACGAACACGACGAGAAGATCCACATCAGCTATCCACAGAGCAAGCTGTTGTTCGTGGTGATGAAGAAGACCAACGTGAACGAAGAGGCGATGAAGGCGATTCTTAAAGCCAGCTACAACGTTGAGCACTTCAACAACATCCTGAAGAAGGACTTCAACGGGATACTCGACGGTCTAGATCCAGAGATGGAGTTCCACAAGCCGCTAGAGAAGTAAGGAGTCTTTATGCCGAGATGGTTCTGGTTGTGGGCTCATGATCGAGCGGAGGATCTATGGCATTGGATCTGGAAGAAGAAGCTCGAACCCGAGTTCCTGAAAAGCATGAAGAAGGTAGCAGAAGATCATCACAACACGATCTACTCCTATCAAAACAAAAACAGTCGAACGGGCTTACTTTCCGACCCATCACCGTTCATACCATTCGAAGAGGAGAAACAGAGTGATCAAAGTCACGATTGAGAAAGTCACCAAAACGAAGTACACAAAGAATACGAACTACATCTCCAAGTCAACGCCAACCGATATCTGCGAGAAGGATGCATACAGCGGCGGGAGCACGAAGGTGAAGTGCGAAGAGGAGTACGTCGTACTTCCCGAAGAGATGGAGCGAACAGAAACCCTCAAGCTCTATGAGCAGGTGATCGAGGATGATGAGTTGTTCGACATCACACGTGTCATCTCTGCAGTGAACGAAGCGCCTTGGACAGACGAGATGCATCGGAGAGGGGTGGAAGGTGATTGAGGTTCTAACCGAAGCCGATGGTGTACGTCTCGTCGAAACGGCGACGGAGCACCAGTACTACCTCAACGATAAGAAGATTCCTGGTTGCACGTCGATTATCCAGGGATGCGGAATATCGGACTTGAGCGGGATACCGCGCTTCATCCTCGACAAGAAGAGCGCTCTCGGTAATGCAGTTCATGAGTACACACACTGGTGGGACGAGAACGACTTGGATCTGAACGACCTCAAGCCGTTCCCGGATTACTACAACCGTACTCTGGGATGGACACAGTTCCGAGAGGACTGGAACTATAAGCCACACGCGACTGAAATTGTGCTGGCGATACGAGTCAATGGTATGACCTTCGGAGTGAAGCCGGACAGCTTAGGTACCGGCAACTTCGGAACAAATGGCGAGCCCTGGTTAGCTACGGTTGAGAAGAAGTGCACGGTTGATATCGAACCGGCGCACGAGATTCAAACTGCAGCTCAGGCACTCGCGTTGAAGGCAGACTGTCCGATTCCAGCACGCATCATCGTGCAGCTACTACCGGAGCCGGACAAGCTTGGAAAGTACTACCACATGCAGGAGTGCAAGGAACCTTCAGACGAACGAGTCTTCCTCTCTGCACTCGCTATCGAGACGTACAAACGCAACAGAAAAATCATAAGGTGAGGTGAGGAGCATGGAAGAGATAGAGCTTACGTTTTACGCAGAAAAGAGGGCGGATGGTTGGTATGTCCGCATGGCGGGTCAGGGCATTCCTGATCGATTCGAAGGTCCGATGCGTAGCAGAGAAGTTGCGATGAAGCATATCGATCTTTTCCTCGCTCTCAACTTCAACAAGGTTGATCCGAACGAATCAGCCGAGCCCATCATCATCGTCAGGAAGGCTCCTGCAGTTGAGGTTTTCGTAAACATCCTCATGAACATGCGCTCAAGGATGCCCTCTACTCCGATAGACAGAAGCACCGCCAACTAAGAAAGGAACACATGCCGCCGAAGAAGACCGCCACGGTCGTAGTGAAGGAACCGGAAACCGCCATCATCGTCACACAAACCTCAACGCTCGAAGAGCAAGCCGCCGCCATCGTTGTAAGCGATAAGAAGTCAGCAGACAAAGCAGCCGAGCTACGCTCTTCTGCCAAGACTCTACTCGCCCAGGTGAACGACACCTTCGACCCTTCTATCGGAGATGCGTTCAAGCTTCATCGCGGGTTGATAGCAACGAAGAAGAAGTTCGCTACGCCTATCGAGGAGGTCATCTCTGGACTCGGCTTTAGACTGAGTCGTTACGCTAACGAGCAAGAGGCGCTACGCCTAGCAGAACAGCGCAAGCTGCAGGAACAGGCACGCAGAGACCAGGAAGAGGCAGCGCTCGCTCAGGCGGCTCTGTACCAGCAGCAAGGCAACGAAGAGGCAGCGGAAGAGGTAATGCGTGATGCCATCGAATCGGACGCTCCTACGGTCATTGTGCCGAGAGAGAAGATCGAGGGTGTATCGTTCCGCAAGGTAGTGAAGTGGGAGATTACGGATATCACGAAGATTCCTCTCAACTTCCTGCAGATCGCACGGAACCCTTCTAACGGATTGAACCAAGAGATTAGCACCAGCGGGTTAGGTGCTTACATACGGTCGCAGGGAGTATCTGCGATGAAAGTCATCCAGGGCGTTCGCGTCTGGGAAGATTCCACTACCGTCTAACCGCAACGTCCAATCTCGGACATAACCAGAAAGAGAGACACACATGGCAGAAGTAGAAGCAGTAAACGGCTTACATCCTGATGTAGCAGAGAAGCTTCGTCAGCAAGAGATGCAGGAGCAGGTCGCAGCTCAAGCGGCACCCGCACCACCTGACCATAAGGAACAGCTCATGGGTCGTCGTGCGGACTACATCAACCGTATCGCCAACATCGATCACCTGATCGAACTGTACGAAGCCAACCCCATCATCGGCGAGTTCCTGGTTTACTCACAGACGAACGCGATCTAACCACAACGCCTCACAGCCGTGAAAGAGAGTTACACATGAATGAGTTTGTAAAAGAAAAGTTGGATCAGATGAAGGCGAACGCCGAAGCTGCAAAGTCGCAAGGCGCGGTTGGTTCCTTGTACGAGAACGCGGCGATGGAGCCAGTACCAGGTCCAGACTGGACGCAGGAACAATGCGATTACCCGGTACAGCTCAGAGAAGCACGTGTTCCCTTACGCGAGAAGCTACAAAAGGATCTGCGACGTACGGGAGAAAGTTACGACCGTAGGAAGCGTATGCTCATGATCCTCGACGCGCATCCTGAGTTCGAGTTGTTCCTGGAACTTCAGGATCTAATGAACCACAACGAGTACCCGTTCTAAACCGAAAGGAAGTACCGCCGCATGGCCGAATCATTCGTAAGCAAACGCATCAGAGTAACACTCCACGGCGCAGATCTTCTCCGTATCAGAGACGAGAAACGCCACCACTTTCGGATGTCAATCAACCTTAGCGAAGACGGTATGCTTGCCGGGTTTGCTGAGTGGGTTCAGAACAACTATTCACACATGCAGAAGTCGATCAACTCCGCTGATAAGACCAAGTTAGCGAAGAAGCTTGAGAGTATGTCTTTGGGTTTCTGGGCCACTGAGAAGATAAGAAGCAAGTTCTTTTCTCAGGTGAACGAAGCTACATTGACCGGCTTCCGTATGGAACGGCACGGAGACGGCGACGAAGCCCAGGTTTTCCTGTACTTTAGCGCGTACTTCCCAGGCAGAGAAGAGATTCATGCTTGGACGTGGGATCACAAGACGATGGACTTCTGGATGGACTTCGAACAGCAACAGCGTGATCTGGATCTGGAAGAGACGAATGACTTCGATTCGGAACAATCAGACAATGATCGCGGTGAAGATGACGATGAAGAAGTTGACGAAGAAGACGAAGAGTAGTGTAACCTAGGTGGTATCAGATCGCTGGCGCGTGATGATATCAGCTCTCAGGTAGCTCCTGAGAGTAGGTGGGGGGAGTTCTCAGGCTCCCCCTTACCGCCTTACCTGAGAGAGGAATGAATGAAGCTCATCCAGATAATCGACCGACCAATTGCCTTTCAAAGATCATTCGTCTACATGACGAAGAGCATAAACGCAGCTCTGATGCTATCCCAGGCCGTGTACTGGTCTAACAGAACCACGCTCTCTGACGGTTGGTTTTACAAGGTACGCGATGAGTGGGAAAACGAGACAGGACTCACCCGCACAGAGCAAGAGACTGCCCGTAAAATACTTCGGAATCTAGGGATACTGGAAGAGAATCTCCGTGGTGTTCCGGCTAAGATGCACTATCGAATCAACGAAGACAACCTGCGGACTTGCTTGCTGGAAACCAGCCGTACAGTTGGCGGGAAACCTGCCGACAGTGATGTAGGAAACCTGCCAACATATATAGGAACAGAGACTACTACAGAGACTACAGCAGAGAGCACAACTAAGGCGCTTTCTACGAAAGCTGTATCGAAGTTCCGTCTCCCTGATTGGATTGATTCCGAGAGATGGAACGACTATGAGGACATGCGGAAGAAGTTGAAGAAGCCTATGACGGACAAGGCTCGCTCTCTCGCGGTCGGCAAGCTGGTGGAACTAGAGGTACAGGGCTCGCCGCACGAAGCAGTTCTAGAGCAATCAATCATGAACTCATGGCAAGGTCTGTTCCCTGTTAGGGACGAAGGAGGAGCACGTGGAACTTCAAAGGCACAACAGCGGACCACTGGAATGGTCAACGCCGGAAGAGAGGTTATCGCCGGAATATCTCAAATGGATCGTAACGGAGCTTACGCGAATCGGAGTGATGGTGGGACAGGAGGTGAGCAAGGAGCGCCTACTCTTGACGGCAGAGTGCATACGCGACAACGGAGTCGAGCGCTTACGGATGGAGAAAGCATTCCTGAAAGCTCAGACTGAGTGCACATTCTTTCCCTGCCCTGTAGATGTGCTCAAGCACATAGATCGAAGCTGGCAAGCTGCACCGAAGCAACCAAAGATTGAAGAGAAGGAAGAGCGATGGATTCCGCCAACGTGGTACACGGAGAAGTTCGGGACAGAATAGCACCACACACAGAGCTTGCGATTCTCGGAGCGATGTTGCTTGACGCCAACTCAGTTACAACCGCCACGCTGAGTTTGGAACCAGGCGACTTCTCTCTTGAGTCTCACCGCGTGATCTATCGCACGATGCGAGAGATGAACACGTTAGGTGAGCCCATAGACTACCTCACGCTGCAACATGCTTTGGTCAAGAGGGGCCAGTTGCAGTCCGTGGGGGGTCTGGGGTACCTGCTACACCTGACGGAGGGCATACCGCGAAACCTGAACATCGCGTCCTACGTCAAGATCGTAAAGAACAGCAGTGCATTGCGACAGATTGCAACGATGGCCGAAGTAGCAACCATCCGAGCTACGTCGCCGGACGAAGAAGCGACCGAAGTGCTACGCGACATGCAAGAGCGTATTACGGAGATAAGCGCAGACAGCAGCCGTGAGGTAGCCAAGTCGTTCGCTGAGATTGCACCTATGGTTGTAGAGACGATGCGTGCGCGTTCAGTAGCAGCGTCAGACGAGATAACGATGGGATTCACAACGACTCTACCGGATCTAGACCTGATCACGATGGGACTACAGAGGAAAGAGATGTCGGTCTGGGGTGGGTACCAGTCAGATGGCAAGACTTCGATAGCTCTGCAGATCGTGGGAGCGAACGCGAAGATTGGGATAGGTTGTGCGATCTTCTCGCATGAGAGCACGGAGGAATCAGTGTTCAAGCGCGTTACATCGCAGATATCGGGAATACCATTCAAGTACTTCAAAGACCCGCGACTAGTCCGAAATGAACTTCTGTTCGATCAGATTGGTACAGACTGGAAAGCGATAGAACGCTGCAGCAAGATAGTGGCCGACTATCCCATCTGGGTCATCTCGGGACGCATGAGCATAGCCAAGATACGTGCCGTTACAAAGATGCTGAAGGATCTTCACAACATCGGAATCATCGTGATCGACTTCGTGCAGAAAGTCATCACAGCAGAGAAAGACATGCGTATGAGGATCACTTCAGCTTCGGAAGAGATACGCACATTGACGATGGAGACAGACACGCACGCCATCGTTCTATCGCAGCTCAACATGCCGGATAAGAAGATCAAAACACCACCGACGTTATGGAGTATGCGTGAGTCGCAAGGACCGGCAGATGACGCTCACCTGGTGTGTGGACTCTATCGGCCGCTGAATGAAGAAGGTAAGTTCCTAGGACTCGACAAGATCCACATCCTCAAGAATCGTGAGGGTGAGATGAACACGGATATCGATGTGGTTTACGACACGAAGATGATGATGTACGTGCCGAAGAAGCTACCGGATTACAACCAAACCTACGCATACGGAGAGCAGGGATGAAGATGACGAAAGAGGAAGCAGAGAATCTCTGCAAGGACATCGGAGAGCACCTCACCCAGATATCGAGGTACTTTCCTGAGCAATTCAAGTTCTCTCTGGTGGGTCGTGATCCTTCAGATCCAGATGGAGGGGTGATCGTAACCAGCGATGACTACTTCGCACTGGCCGAGATGGTGCATAGAGTGGCACTCGGTAAAGACAAGACAAAGGTGAACTGATGAACAATCATCCGACCGGAGAACTCACAGACGAAGTACTCGCAGCATGGCCGAACTGTTCTGTGCCTGACTGCGAGTACAAGGTAACGCACGACTCAGACAAATGCTTTCCTCACACGCATGGATGGGAAGCGGTGAGAGAGAACTTACGCAAGCAAATCAAAGATGCGTATGAGGTCTTCGAGTTTTCTGGAGACATGGACGAAGTGAAAGAAGCATACGCAGAGATAGCGCAATGCAAATTAGAACTCGAACAGATCAAGAATAGGAAGTAGCGATGACAGCGGACATGTTGAGCGACAAGTTATGCGAGTGCGGATGCGGTGAGTTTACTTACATCGCTACGAGGTCAGATTCGAGACGCAGCCAGGTCAAAGGTCAACCGATGCGGTATCTACCAGCACATAGCTCTGCAACAGCGGCTATGCGAAACTTTGGCGCAGCCACACGTCCTATCTTGGACGTTGCCGACCGCGAGATAACCGAAGCCGACATCCTCAACCTACGTGATGTGGATGAGCTTCAAGCCGCCGATATCTTCGATGCACGTGTACGACGCTTAGAAGCAAGGCATCGTGCAACCTTCGTTGAGATGGGTTTGATCCTGATGGAGATGGAAGACCGAGAGCTGTACAGAGTCTTGGTAGATCCTGCAACCGGCCACTACTGGACATCGTATGACCGCTGGCTCTGCAACGCAGCTCCTATCTCACGTAGCGGTGGCTACGCCGCAGTCAAGGCGATGCGTAACACGGTCATTCCAATCTCAGACCTGAGAGAGATGCCACGCTTCGCAGTAGAGACGATAAGCCAGCTCTCACCGGCTGTTCAACGCAACCCTGTGGTGATCATCTCGGCTAAGAACGATACAGAGGAAGTGTTCAGAGAGAAGCTCGAAAAGAACTTCCCAGACCAGCACATCGAAACGAAGAAGAGCGTACGCCTGAAGACCGACAAAAGCTCACGTGTGGTGTTCGACAAGGCTGTAGAGGCCATGATGGTTCTCTATGAGGCGGCGACAAGGGAAGAGGCTATCGGCTTCCTCTGCACGCGGTTCCTGAGCGAGACGTGCGAGGTTGAGGAGTACGCGATGCTGACGAACGAGCTGGCGTTAGAGGAAGTGAAGCTCAGCAGGAAGAGGGCATCATGAGCCCATTCCACCTGAAGGTAATCTCAGACTACGCGAAAGGGATACCGCGATCACAGATAGCGAAATGGGCTCATTGTTCTCAACAGAGGATCTACGTGGTAACGGGTAGAACCGAATACTATACCAATGGATATAGCGCACCAGCAAGATGTTGTAGATATGCTCAGGAACGCAGAGAACGTTTCAAGCAGATGCAGGAGTACATCAGAGAGTATGAAGCGATCACCAATCCGCAAGTCACGCAGTAAGCCAAGGCCCGGACGCCTGAAGGACGAAGACATGACAGCGCTTCGCCTGACAGCATTTATCCGAGACGAAGGTCAATGTGTAGCTTGCGGGAAGATGCTGGACTGGAACACGTTCCACTTAGCTCACATCAGGAACAAACGAATGTGGGGAGATAAGCTTGAGAATGTCTGTTGTAAATGCTTCGATTGCCACATCGTAAAAGAACACAATCCAAAATCCGTGCCAGCGAAAGTGAGACCGCCACAATGAGTAAACCGATGTTAGTGACACACAGACCAGCAGGGGATGTATGGAATCATGGAGTGATGATGTGCCAAGACTGTGGATTCCTCTTCCTCGCCGAGGACGGGATAGTTAGGCACCCTAGCGGAGACGAAGGATATCACTCCGAAACAAAGAAAGAGATGCTAAAAAGCTGCAGCAACGCCGGAAAATCCTTCACCTTTCCCCCCGAGGATCCTGTCGTAGGAATCGAGGTCACCGAATGCAAATAACATTCAAGGTACAGGAGAAGCCACAGCCGCAGGGTTCGATGCAAGCGTTCATCTTGCCTAGCAGAGAGTCCGCGTACTCTGCAGCGTGGGCAGTCATCAAAGCCAGGACATCGGATGCCGATAAGATCTACGACATCATCGCAGCCTACGGCAAACGCTTACGTACCATCGTGACCTCTGACAATAAGAAGCTCAAGCCGTGGCGTGCAGCCGTTCGAGGCGCAGCGATGAGAGCGATGCAGGAATGCGGCCAGCACATGATCGAGGCACAAGCACCGGCCAGGTTGACGTTAGACTTCTACTTCCTCAAGCCGCCATCAGTGAAGAAGCGCAGGTTCATGACTGTAAAACCAGATCTGGACAAGCTCATTCGTTCCACTATGGATGCTCTCTCGGAGGTGATCTATGCGGACGACTCGCAGGTGGTCATCCTCAATGTAACAAAGAACTACGGCCCCATTGAAGGAGTTGCCATAAGCGCCGCGAGTGTGGAAACAGAAGAAAATGGCACCCTTTTCTCGTTAGAAGAGCTGGAAGCAGAGGTATTCTAGCCGCAGGAGAACAATCATGCATGTTCTGATGCTATTTCTATTCGCATTCACAATTCCACCGGCAGCAAAGGTTATTGCAGTAGCGGTGGTCGTGTACGGGGTACTTCAGGGTTTGAAGAAGGCTCCCGTATTCAGCACTTTTCTCTCTGGTACCTGGGCTCTAGTATTCAACATTGCCTTCTCAGTCTTAGGCGTGTTGGTAGTAGCGGCACCCGGTACTTTGTATAGCGTGGACACCTTGAACGACATCTTTATGGTTATTGGAACCGCTCTAGCCGCAGCCGGGATACACGGCACTACAAAGACTCTGGCACCAGCGACACCTGCACCCGTAGTACCAGCAACGCCACCTACGCCGTAAAAGGAGCAGTATGAAGAAAGTTACAGCAGCATTCGCCAGCCTTATGCTGTGCGTCCTGTTCATCACAGGATGCTCAGGATTCGAGCGGACGACACTCCAGACGCTCTCTGCGTCTAAGGTAACTATCGATGGAGCCCATGCAGACTATGAGTCTGGAAAGCTTCCTCACACACAGGCCGTCAACGACGTGATCACCAAAGCTATTGCGATTCAGAAGACCGCAGTAGATGCGATGGTGGTCTATGAGCAGATGAAGATAACAGGACAGACTTCAGCTCTGCCGGAGCAAGAAACGGTCGTTCTGGTAGCTCTCGTCAACCTTCCAACCATCCTCACCGACGTAAAAGGGCTTTACTCAACCGGAGGTGCTAAGTGAGCACAGCATCAGACGTATCAACAGCCGTAGCAGAAGTACAAGCCGTAGCCGACGCCATCCTGAAGCTGATTGAGGTAGATGTACCTCCGGTAGCAGGAGAAGCAGCCGTAAGCCAGAGCATACTGGATGAGATCGCCACTCTTCTCCTGAAGGCTCTAGCGGCATATCAAGCTGCCGCAGGTACTCCGATTACCGTAGAAGCTTTCCAGGCTCTCTACGCCGACAGTACACCCCTAACCCCGCCGGACGCGTCTTAGTCTGTATGTGGCCCTTCCACCGTCACCGCCGCCTAAAGAATATCGAGCGTTTAGTAGAGCGCTCGGTAGCTCTCCAGTGCGAGTCTTTGTTCGTCCTGAAACGTATCGAGGATAAGCTAGGCCCGAAGCCGGAGGTAAGAAGCTTCAAAATCACACAACGCACCGAAGGAGAAACGAACATGGCAGATCAGCAGCCCGTCAAGGGAATCGTACCCGGGACATCAGCAACGTTTGACGCTACGCCCCAGGACGCCGCAGGAAACACCATCACGGAGCCAGTTGGTACTGTACCGACCTGGATATCCTCTGACCCCGTAAACGCCCCTGTAGTGGCTTCTACAGACGGATTGAGCGCAAGCATCACAGCAAGCCCCACAGCACCTCTGAATACAAGCTTCACCCTGTCTGTAAGCCTCACTAACTCAGACGGAACCGTAGCAAATGGATCTACTCCTGTCCCATTCATCGCAGCATCTGTAACAGTTGCCTCGTTCATAATTACGCAGCGTGCATAACCTATATCAATTACCGGAAAGAATCTCGTCCAAGATCTCAGTAGCCAGCAATGGCTGCTGGGAATGGACGGGATGCAGATGTTCGGGAGGGTACGGCCAAGTACGATTCATGGGTAAAGTTTGCAGAGCACACAGGGTCGTTTATGTACTTCTCAAGGGAGAGATACCCTATGGTCTTGTCTTAGATCATCGGTGCAGAAATAGAAAATGTACGAATCCTGATCATGTTGAACCTGTGACAGAAAAGGTAAACATCCTAAGAGGAGTAGGAGCTTGTGCCGTTCACGCGAGGAAGGAAACCTGCATTCGAGGCCACTACCTAGAGAAACGGTGGAAAGTGGAAGGGCAAAGAGTTTGTCGGATATGTTGCCGAGAGAGCGTTAGGTTAGCAATGAAAAGATACCGTGAGCGTAAAAAGAGGCAACAGCTTATTTCTTGACATAAGAAAGGCCCCCTAAACATCTGGGAGCCTTTCGCGTGAGAGAAGAGGAGTGGGTCTAGACTAACCCAAGTCGTACCCGATGTTCAATATGACTCCATTCGGTAGCTGAAATAAATAGCGGAGCACAACGCGCTCTCTCAGGATGTAAGCGAAGATCGTGGGCGGTTTTAGCATCAGGATGGTCTACAACAGGCGCGTTGCAGCGTGGACAGTAGAAGACTTCTCTACCGTTGGTTTGAGCGATGATAAGAGGCATACTGTCAGACATTCGAGCCATTAGAAATACCCTCCAAAGCAGATTGAGTTACAAAGCTGGTGACAATTGAACGTTTTCAACAACTTGCACATCGTGTTTTTGTAATTGACTTGGAATCTGTTGCCCTGCGGCGAATCGGATAAGAATCTTACCGACAGTCGCAGCCTTCCATTCACCCCCATTTCTCGCATATTGACCAACGTAATTGAGGTTCTTTGCGATATCGAGATAGGTCAAACCTTCGTCTCTCATGCGCCGCATCCAGTCCAAGGTTGGACGCTCATCCTCGTTCGCGCCGTATGGCTTCCTTCCTTCGCAGCGACCGTGGGATATCTTGTGGCGCTGCCGAGCCCCACGAAGCCGTAGAACGATTACGCTCTTCTCGTATTCAGCGATGCATCCGAAGATCTGGCGTACCAGAACGCGGGAAGGATCAGAGGAGCAAAGATCAGGTTCAGCGGTAGAGAGAAGCTCATAGCCGCGCTTCTGCATATCGGCTATCAGAGTCTCCTGAACCATCAGGTCACGTGCGAGTCGGTCCAGCTTCTCGATCAGGACGACCTTTACATCGTTGTCCTCTAGATCCACGAAGAGGCTTTGTAGAGCCGGACGGTCGTCCAGCTCCTTTGTGCCGGAGACGCCCTCTTCGCGGTAAGTCTTGACTATCTCGATACCGCGTTGAGCAGCGTACGCTTCACACGCCAAGTACTGACGTCGGAAGCCGTCACCCTCAACCTGTCCGGCACCTGAGACGCGGAGGTATACGTAAGCCTTCATTCTTCACCTCGTGCTTTCTTGAGTGCTGCTGAGGCTCGTGCGCGTATTTCTTCAGGATTCCACAGAGATTGACCTTGGCCGACTTCTTCGAGGAAACTCAGGCACTCAGTCAAGGATTCGTACATCTCAGGAGCCGCTGCAGCCATAAGGCGATCTTTGGGTTCAGGCTGTAGCTTGAACACGACATTGCGTGCGTGCAGTACTCCCTTCGACAAAGCATCGCAAGCGCTGTTCTGGGCTCTTGGTATCCACGACATCTTCACTCGCGGCTTGTTGATCATGTAGAGGTACAGCGCCTCTTGATAGTGCGGGAAGTATAGTCCACCTTTGGCTTTCCACTTACGCTGAACCTGCATGATGACAAGCTTTGAGTCGCCGTAGATGTGGATGTTGCCGACGTACTTTACGGCCTCTGTAAGAGCAGCGATGAATCCTCGATACTCCGCAACGTTGTTGGACATCTTATCGCCTACGCCGACGTAACCACCTTCTGCGTAGACTTCCACTCCGTCAACCTTGACGAGAGCACCCCATGATGCGTGACCACCTGGGTTACGTGGTTCACACGCTCCATCGAACCAAGCTTCAATACTCATTCAGCACCCGCTCTCTTGTTGTTGGCAGAACGTAGCTCGACAAGCTCCATCTCTGCCTTGAAAAGAGCGTCATAGACATCGCCGGAAGCGACGATATGTTTGGGCGGTAAGAAGTCGTTGACGGTTACAGTAACGCCCTTGAGAATGGACGACTGCAGGAAAACAGGATCAGTAAGTATCGGCAGTTGCGGCATAACAGCCCTCTCTAGCACCTTTTGGTGCTCAATCGTTAGCGGTGGAAGAACTCCAGAATAGACAGGACTCTGAACAGTCCATAGCCACAGATAACAGGAACCACAAGCAGGATGAAGATAGCTATCGTGGCATTGACTAGACCGTCAATAGCAGTAGGGTGATGGTGTTGAATCATGTTCGACTCTCCGTTTCAGTTGACGCTGTTGGAAGCGGGACAAGTCGGCACTTCGTCGGCTACGCTGGCGCTTCATATCGGGATGTGGGACTATCCTGCAGCAGAGAATCTCAGACAAGATAGAGCGGATGTTTAGAGAGCTGGCGCGCTTCACTACAACGATCATGGGACTACCTCGGAATGAGGATCTTAGTAGCTGTGAGAGGCTTTGAAGACTTCGCAGGAACCCGCGAGATGACGATGCGTTGAGCCACAAGCGGTCGTGATGGTTGAGCGATGCTGACAGGCTTGATATGTACCGGTTCTGCACAGCAAAGCAGTGAGTAGATGAGGAAAAAGAGGAAAACTCCCCCCGCACGTTTCAGTTCGGTCTTTGTGTGTTGCGTCATGGCTAAACCTTTCCGTTACGGCTAGAGAAACGCCACTTGCCGTCTTTGTTGATAAAGATGTTGACGAGAATGATGAAAACGATGCAGATGACCGCTGCAGAGAACAGCAGCACAACCACGGTGGACAGGATGAGTAAAGCTAGATGGATCACGGTAATTACCTTCCTTCGAGCATTCTGTTGTATAGATCGTTGTAGGCGAGGATGAGCTTAGTACTGTCATCGACCGCGCTTTGCATCTCTGCGTCACGTTCGATGAAAGCAGGAGTATGGCAGCGGATAAGCTCCTTCTCGCTGGCGATAGCCGTAGTCAGAGCGATCATGAGATTCGTTCGTTCAGTGACAGACAATCTCACAGGATTACCGCTCCATTCGTGTTGTACAGCTCTTCAGCGTAGTCAATCCAGATGAGTGGCGAGGAGCCGCCATGCTGGAAGTACAAAGCTCGCGCCATGCGAACGATGACATCGGTTTTGTCGAAGTGTTTCATGGTGTAACACCTTTCCTTTCCTGTAAGACCTTCGTTTCATATGTGACCCTGCAAGACAAAATGTGTGCCTTATCAGAGTCCGCTAGGGTCTTTCGACAATATGGGCACTTCACTCTATACCCGCACGTTTCTTAGCATCCGCGAGAGACTTTCCGTATACCGTGACGGTCTCGCGGTGAACGGTAGCGAGTCCCAACTCAACCATGAACGTTGGAGGCACGATCATAACCTCGACTTTGAACGGACGGAAACCCTCTTTAGCCATTACTTCGTGTGCTGTTTGCATATCAATCACCCTTTCTAAGTTGAGAAACCTTGTTGATCCAAGCGGAGAAAGCTCCGCACTCTTTGCAGCGTCTTGGCTTGCCGGAGTCGCTCACCATGCGGTTGTGGCAGGTGATGCACTCGAACACTTCCCAGACGCGGGGAACAACCTTCTTACGCCGCCGCATAAGCCGCTTCCACGACCCTTACAGCACGTGCCACATTCTGTAGCTCTCTGAAAACTTCATCCTTCTTATCGCGGGAAAAGGAATCTCCGAGCATCTGTCTCTCTTCACACAGGTAATCCAGAACCCGCTGTAGCTTCTGGCACGCGTAAGCCGATGGAGTAACGAGAACCCACACGGAGTTACCATTCTTCAGGTCGCCGCCCATGATATCGCCGTGGTGCTGGCTATTCCACTGATGTAGCTCACACAGCCTTAGAGCGGCAGCGCGATGGTTGCTGTCAAGGCTGAGACAGTGATCGTAAGGAACCGTCACGCTACCGGCCCAGGCCGTCGCTTTGATACGTGAGCCCTTCGTGTTTGTGGGGCCAATGTACTTCGTCTCGATAGCTTGCATTACCGCACCTCCACTACAAAGCGCTCACTGCCGTGATACATCTCATACTGCGTAGCTTCGTGCAGATTCAGAGCACGCGCCATCTGATCAGCGTGGTATTGAGTGTAGTAAATACGCTCCGCAATCTTGCTCAGGCTGTCTTTGACTATGTATTTCATCTCGTCTCTCCGTATCGCTCAATCTGCGACTTCCAATGTATAGCGAAATGTTGCACACCGTGTCAACAAAATAATATACAAACACTGAAAATAGTTCTAATATCGGTCTATGACTGATAAAGAGGTACTGGCGGGAATCATCAAAAAGATGCGCGGAACCACCACAATGGCCGCGTTTGGAGCGAAGTACGGGGTGAAGCGTGCAGCGGTCTACAACTGGGAAACTGCACGCTCCGCACCGTCTGACGAGATACTGAAGCTAATGAAGATCGAGCGTCTATATCAGGTAACAGAGGACGGCTTCACTAGCTGGCACTATCCAGATGGAGGTGTGATCTTCCAAACCGGGACGCGAGAGCCGCAAGTGCTGTATTGGTCAAAGAACAGTGATCTTGATAAGTTGCCGGAGATGTAATAAGAAACCCCTCGATTAGAGGGGTTTTCTGTTTAGCGACACTTCGTAGCCAGTTCACACAACCACTCGGCTAACAATGGCGGTGTAGCCTCTCGTTCTCTCTTCGTGACTTCGAGCCGGCTCTTATCGGAGGAAGCTATAACGTGAGTCGCATATCCAAGGGTGAGAGGCCAACTAGGGACATCTTCAGGAGAGCAACCAACGATGTAAAGCCAAGTCGCCTTCTCTGCTTTGTGGCCGAACCAATATTGAAGTATCGGAAGTGTCCAGCCGCCATAGATATCGAAGTTTCCAGGTAAAGGGAGTCGTTGATCTTCCCACAGCTTGGAGCCCTTGGGATGCTCCAAAACGCCGCCATTCTCGCGCACCATCCGAACGGCGAAGCGTGCCAGGTCCATCTCGTCCACTCGCGGGTTAGCAAAGTGTCTAAGACGGCCCCAGGCTCGGCAAGGTGGATGAGCGATACATGGATTACCGTTTCGCCAATTGCGCGCATCACGCTCGATATCCCATACGTCACACTGCGGCATCGTCTTATAGACGCTGTCGGAGCGTGCGAATAGGACGGTGATCTTATCCACGTTCAGCCGTCCTTTCTGCACGTCTAAGCAGCTTCCACGCGGGTATGCCGAGAGCGTCTCCAAACCGCAATAGAGACTCTAGATTAGGTTCAACGAGTCCACCTTCGACTCTTGTGACATAAGAGCGAACGACGCCCATCTTCTCTGCTAACTGGCGCTGATTGAGCTTTGCCAGTTCACGCGCAAGCTTGATGGTTTGACCGATGTTGATCAGAGCTACAGGCTTAGAGCGCTTCGCGTTACGCGCTTTAGGCCGTGAAAGAGAAGAAACGTCAGAGAGAGCCGCAACTCTATTCGCAACGTGCTCTATGCGTTCTGCAAGCGTTCTCGGCATGACATAGCCGAAACGCTGATTATATGGAGCACCCTGCCACGGTGGGACAGGACGCAATAGGTTCTCGCTTGGCGCGTAAGTATCAATCTTGCTCATCTGTCACCTCCAAAAACCATAAGCGAAAGCATTCCAGTAATCCCCGCGACCACCAATGCGAAGAAAAACACGGCAAGATGCTCATGACGTGTGATATCTGAGCCCATGCAGCAAAGTAGGCTTATCCACATGAAACAAGCAACCACTTTGAATGGAGTATCAGTCCTGTTCATAGATCACCTCTCGATCTACAGCCGGAGACTCGAAAGCATCCTGAGCTGGCTTTGGGTTACGTGGTGGTAGATCAGAAGCACGCTTTACGCCTTTGATCTTCGTGAGTGTTCCCACTCTCTGAGCCTTGCTGGTAAGTACTTCGTGCAATGGTGAATCCGGCCCAATCTCCACCATCTCGCGTGGTTCGTCAAACACCTTCGCAATGGCCGAAAGCCGCACAGCGTCGTGCTGTAGCTTATCAACTCCTTTGAACACAATGGCCGCTTCCTGCTGTACAACCGGCAAAGAACCGCGCTCATGTGGGTTTACGCCCGAAAGCCGCGCAGAAGAGAACCCTGCTCGTAAGTCAGTAGACTCCGAACTCTTCACAAACTTCCCCCCCAACTGAACAGCTATGTTCAGGTTCGCTATGATCCACTCGCGTAACGATATGCCCGCATCTAGCGCATTCGCCTTCATTTCACGTATCAACTCAACATCTACATCCCTTACATTCAAGTTGCCCATCTTGTTATCCTCTCTTCTCTTGATTCACAACATGCACAAGATAACACACTCCACCATGTTTACCATTGTTACTTCATCAAACCCCGCAGGTTCAGGAGCAGAAAGCAGTATTCGCCTCTCTACGATCTTTTGACGCTTATCGTAGAACCAAACCATGAGAAGAGCGCGATGTCCTGAGACGTGAGAGTGCGACGGTGTCCGAGAGGGCTTGAACTGGTGTTATCTGCAGGTGACCACCCCGTAGATCGCTGATTCCCCAGATAGAGCGATTCCCACGTGCCGGAGGGTGCTAGGCGATGTCGAAGGAGTAATCCTCTAGGCCATTGGTTGGCACGAAGAGTTGGAGGTTGTCCGGCCCCACGGCCTGAAAGAAAAGTCTTAGACGGGTTCTGTTCGATCACACACAGAAATGGTCTTTGGGGCGGAATGTAGGAATTGGTTAGGAATATGGGAGTGTACCTAATTTTTTTAGTAGGTAGAAGGTTGTTGACGTGGGTATAGGAAGAGGATAGGAATAGAGGGGAGATGAAGAGATTGGTATTGAAGCCTCGGAGTGACGGGATAAGCCGGATGGAGATGGGGAGACTTATGGCCTTTGACGAGTGTTACGTGGAGAAGTGGGAACCGAGGGTAGGATGGACGAGGTTATGGACTCAGGGGTGTGTGTTGGACGAGGAGACTGCGTTTTACTTTGCGGAAAAGTATCGCGGAGTGGTTGCGCCGTATGTGAATGTGAGGGTGGTGGATGCTTACGGGCATGAGCGGCGTCAGGGCGTCTCTCGTGACCTTCCAGTAGCGATTGAGAGCGTTGGTGGCATCTCGATGGAGATCATGGGTCTGGAGCCGACTACCTGGCCTACGTATGGTGGGTTGAAGAGAGGTGAGGAATGAGACAGGTATGTTTTTACTCTGAGAACTTGGGTCGCAACACCGTCATGGTTGATGCGGAGCAGATTGAGGCTGTTCTCAACAACGGGGTTGGAGATTCGATGCTTTGCATGAAGTCTGGAGACCGGCTGTACATCCCAGAACCTGTCGATGTTGTTCTGATGATGATCGGTTGGAAGACGAGGATGCAACTTGAACTTGAGAAACGGACCAGAGAGGATTACAGGGACTTTCAAAACCAGATGGAGTGCAAGGTTGGCTACGGGAAGGACGAGATGCCTCTACCTGACTTGAACAGGGCCAGCGGTAAACCGACGCCAGCGATCTGGGAAAGGCCGAAAGAAGATGACGACATCCCGTTCTAGACAACTCGGAGACGGAGAGAAGCCAAAGGCGATTGAGCCGACTGAGGTGTTCTCTCCTGGTAGCGAGCACCACATCGACGCGGCCGAAGTGGAGAGAATCCAATCCCAAGAGGAATACTTGCGGAAGATGAGATGGGCTCAAGAGGAAGCCTGTCGAAGGGCAGGAGTAGATTTTGGAGGTTCATACCAGGTCTGGACGAATACACCTCATTGGCATAATAGGCAGGACAGACCTGCGGAGACGGTCGAGGTAAGGCTTCCAGTTCAGAGAAAAGATTTCGGAAAACCTGTTGATTCAAACGAAGATCCTCTCCCAGAGTTCAGTATCAGGCAGGTTTACATGGACATTGAAGAAGCAAAGAGGAAGTTAGGTATCAAGTGAATCATTGGGATTGGTTTTGGAGAGACAAACGCGATATGCGCGACAAGTTCTCAGGCAGGTCGATCTATCGCAACGGCTCAGAGGTGATCGCGGTCATCTGGATGTTCTGGAGAGTTTCTGTCGGTTGGTTCAAGGAGTAGAGATGGAAGACGATTCGGTCGCGTACACAATCAAGCAGACCCTACCTCCAGAACTTGAGTATCGGTTCCTGAAGATGCTGGACAAGTGGGCTTCCTACATAACAATCGACAACACCACGGGAAGGCTAGTTGGTTACGGGATACCGAAGAATCAGAACGAGAACTTCATGTTCTGGCTGTACGTGAGCGTTATGGATAGCGAGGAGTAATCATGATCTGGAAAATGGTTCTGTTCAATCTGCTGTCCTACATCATCGGAAACCTTCTGGGATATCGAGCTGGTTACAGGAGAGCGAACAGCGACAAGGAAGAGCTGAAGCGATATCTGCAGGGAAGGTTTCGAGATAGGTAAACACATGTGGAAGCGATTCGCAGCATTCATGATCGGAGTTCCATTGTGTCCTGTCTGTAACGGGCAACTTCACTTCAAGCATGGTACCTGGGCGTGCAGAGAGTTCTGCGACCCATACGAGGAGAGAGACTAGATGACACCACTGAAGAGACAGATGATGATCGTGTTCGTATCGTTCCTGGCGTGCATCCTGGCGATAGGCGTGTGTTGCTCTGTGTCGCGCTCACAGACGAAGAGTGTGGTTACGCCTCCGGTTGACCCTGGAATATCTCATCACGAAGACAATGAGCTAAAGGTAGAAAACGAGCTAAATGTCAAAGGTAAATTGACGTGGGCAACGGCCGATGGGTTAGGAAGCAGTTTGAAGATAGATGCAGAGGTTCCTAAAGCAACGGCTGTGGTTATTGAGGGAGAAGGAGTAGCGAACACTGTCACGGTTCCCAAAGGAAGCTACATCGTGGTGATCACACCACCACCTCAACCATTGGTGCTAGAGACTCAAGATCCTAAGAACACTCCGATATATACGCCACGGGTTGTTCCTGGGTTATTCAATTCAGAAATAGAAAACAGATCGATGGTTGGTGGTGGAGTTCCGCCGGTACCGACGTTCCTAGTTACTGCGGACAAAACAAAGACTGAGATTACCGTAAGGGCTTTTTGTCCTACAGGGTATATCGTCGAACTCCCTTATCTCGGATGGACTGAGAACGCTCCTGAGAGGTTGCAAGCCATATTGAACTCTAAATGCGAAACGTCCAGATTCGTTCGGCCAGGTGACATGACTCCCACACTAACATTCACATTGAATCTGCGGAATTGGTCGAAGGAAAAGAAGTGAAAAGGCGATGGATGGAGGACGTAGCTCTCGCCATCTTCATCGCCCTGTGTTGGATGTACATCACGAACAGTTGAAAGAGGAGACAGATGACTTTTGGAGATAAGTTAGCAATCAGAATACTTCTGCTGGTAGCACGCATGGTGGTATCGGAGGAGTGGAGACAGGACATAAAGGACACTGCAACACACATCAGCGTTCACGCGAAAGAGGTAGCTGCATGAAACAGAGAATGACACAGAAGAATCTGGTACTGGGTGTCTACATCGGCGACAAGGACAGCGTTCGTCCAGGGCTCAACATCTGGTGGAAGGGTCGCTACATATGGCCGATGGGTGTGAAGAAGATCAAGGTCATCGTGGAAGCGCAGCAAGACCTTCCGCTTGGATCTGGAGAGGAGACAGCCTAATGGGACTTTCTCAAAGCAGAGAATCTTCTATAGCGATAGAGAAGATTATCCTCGATAAAATATCCGTTCAACTATCGGGAATAATCGAAGACTTCGGGCTCGACTTCAATGTGAAAGCGATGCCCCTTGTCGGTGAAGGAGCTGCCTATATTGGAGAGCAATTCGCGGTAGCTATACGAGCATATTTTATGGGAAGTGCAATCGAAGACAAACAGGAAACTAAGTCGATTCCATTCCCTAAAAATCCCTGGGAACACTTCAAATTGAAATACGCTCCCAAGTGGTTCAAGCGACGATGGCCGGTGAAGATGGATAACTTCTACTACATCTATCGCTACACGCAATACAACGTATGTCCTCACATAGGACCGATGAGGGACAACAGATCGCATGTGGAGTTCTTTCGAACGATCCATACAGAGAGGAGAGACTAATGGCAGGAGCACCAGCGAACACACCTTCAGAGAAGGCAGATCGTAAGAAGAGAGCGCAACAGTGGAAGAGACTGCGTAAGCGCAACTTCCTTTCACAGAAGCACCTCTCTGAGCTTCTCGACGTATCGCACGCTACTGTGTGGCTGATCGAGAACGAACTTGTAACACCTCGATACAAGATACTCGCCACATTCGAGGCGTTGAAGAAGCAGTATGATCGAGAGGCCAGAGCATGATTGATCAGGTTCCAGAAGGATGGGAGTTGAAGCCGAGACATTTTTACGCTCGCATCAGTGAAGACATCTACGGTAACTTTGTCCACTCCTTCATCGCCTGGAAAAACAATGTCAAGCATACGTTTTCTGCATATACGAGAGAAAAAGTTCCAAGCGAACGAACGATCAGAATAGCTACCCAGTGGTTCGAGAATCACAAGTGCAGCGGACCGAAGTGCAACTGGGACTCAATATCAACCTGGGAAGACCTAACAGAGGAGAACGAGTAATGTCGATTACATTGAAGAAAGCAATTGGAGCTGCAGAGCTTCGCAAAGCGATCCTGTTCGATCTGGAGAAGTCGATGTGCCGCGACTGCAACCTGGCCGACCACATGTCGTATGGTTCAGCGAAGTTCAAGATACGTGTCGATGTAGAACTGTACGACGCCACCAGCGGGAAGGTAACCAACACAGCTCACGAAGCCAAGCTGCAGGAAGGCGAGATAACCGAAGACGAGGACGGCGAGAAGTACAACTTCGAACTCCTACGTGACCACCAGGGTCCGAACGAGCTACGCAAGGAAACAGAACAGGGTATTCCTACCCTAGTGAAGGATGAGGACGGCAAGGTCACAGAGAAAGCAATCACCTACCGTGACGCATCGTTTGCAGGTAAAAAGCGTAAGTAATTGAGTTTCCGATAGGGAATTGCCTCCATATCGGGAGTAGTGGCAGGGAACACATTCTTCCAGGGGCGCGTTCCCTGCCCACTAAAAGGAGATGACGTGGACGAACAACTGGCACTTGAAAAGGTACTTGAGCTACTGGAAAAAATCTCCCAGGGGCTCGGAACTCTTGCTGCAGCGCAGATGGAGCGATGTAAGATCGAGGCACAGAGGCTCGCTCTAGAGTTCCCAGTGCGCGAGCAGAAAGAGGCCATCGTTGGCAAGGCCAAGTTCAAAGCTCACCGCGACACCAAAGTCCAGGGCGAAGTCGAAGCGGAAACCGGTGAAGAAGACTTCTTCAAGTACGCTCATCTTGGCCCCCGCGAAAGGGCGCTTCTCAAAAGGAATCCAGCGGCGGAATGAAGCCCTACGACGCATCGGCGTGACGCCGGAGCAGATGCTAGGCAAGGCCATCATCACACCACAGCTCAAGATGGCAGTTGGTGGCCTCAAAGCCGTCCTAGAGGCTCTCAGGGCTTCGGAAGATGAGGACGCGGTAGCATTCCTCTCCAAGTACGACCAGGTACCTGTAGGTGACAGGGAGAAGCTCACATGGGAAGAGATTGCGGTTGCTGCAGGCATTTCACCGAAGGTTTTGATGGGGGCATCCATGATTGCCCTACGCGATGTGCAGCAGAACACAGCGAGCATCATGGCGATGACGAACCATCCGAAGATAATGCAGAAGCGGATAGCGTTCGCAAAGCGCGAAGGCGGCGTGAGAGACAGAGACGCTATCGACACGCATCTTGGATTCCTACCGACTAAGAACGGGGCAGTGATCAACAACCGTATCCAGGTTGCTAACCTTCCAAGCGGTCCTAACGGAGATAGGGAAGAGCGGGAGATAGAGGTTCCGCAAGACCTGCAGATGATGGACGATGTACTACCGGAGTGGAACAACATTCGAGTCAAGCTTCTGGAAGGGGCTCGTGACTAATGTATTCCGAAAAGGTAGTACTCAAGACTCTCGTTGCATTCAGAGCCAGCCAAGGTTGGATGCCGGAGCCCCACTCTATCGATGAAGTAGATGACTTCAAAGAACACATGGACAAGATCGTCGATATCACCTCGAACAGCAAGAGTTCGACGATCATACCGAAGCGCGATCTGACTGCTAGAGAGTTGCGATGGATAGCGAACGAACGTGCGATGTGTTGGGCGTCCGCAGAGTACTTTGAGAGCCGATACGCCTATATCTGCGATGCTTCAAACAACATCTACCGATTCAAAAACAGAAAGAGCCAGGAAGCTCTCGATATGGTCCTGGCCGACTTTGACGAACGGCACGTTGCTATCGAGATACTTCTACTGAAGGCACGACAGCTCGGGATGTCAACGAAGGTAGCTCTCAGGTTCATCCACCGACTACTCTTCGTACCGCGCACCCAGGCGATTATGGCCTCGGTAAACGAAGAGACAAGCTCTTTGTTGCAGAGAATGACAACAACCTGCACAGAGATGCTCCCGTGGTGGCTACCACCAGGCCGTAAGCGTAATCGAGAGGGAAAGCTACTCGAATTCAACACAGGATCGATTCTCTCCATCCAGTCAGGCGCTCAGAAGATGGGTATCGGTCAAGGATGGACGCCAACCCTCGTCCACATCTCAGAGTGCGGAGACTATCCGAATCCGAAGAAGACTCTGGAAGAGGGTCTGATGCGTGCAACCCACCCTTCCTCGTCGCTATTCGCCGTATACGAAGGTACCGGCAACGGGAACACAGGATGGTGGGCAGACTCATGGCGCTCTGCCAAAGAACTCTATCCACGCGGCCGTGGACGCTTACTTCCTCTTTTTCTACCGTGGGTGATGGCTCCAGACCTGTATCCAATGCCGGATTGGTTGACTAAATATCCTGTACCTCGTAACTGGGACGACGAGATTCGAAAGGAAACCAAGGCTCACGTCGCTAAGTGCGAGGCATACATCAACTCAACTCCCATCCTCACGCGCATCATGGGAATGAGTTGGAAGATGCCGGTGGAGCAGCAATGGTTCTGGCAGTTCAACTATGAAGAAGCCCTATCCAAACACACCGCTAAGATCTGGCTACAGCAGATGCCAGCAGACGATTTTGAGGCTCTACAGGGAAAGAATGACAGCGTATTCGGTCAGGAAACCATCGAAGTCCTCGACGACAGTCGAAAGAAGAAATACGACGTGTACGCCATCGTTGGAGAGGGAATTGACGATGAGTTCTATCCGATGGACGATGCGATCGATTGGACAAAACCGCGTATCGCTATCAGTTGGCAGTCTCCGAAAGAGGACTACTACGATTGGGAACTGATCCCACTCCTGCCGATAGACGAGAGCGATGAACGCAGCTCTATGGGCAAGCTCCTGGTATTCGAAGAGCCCAGAGTAGGCTTTGACTATTCGGAAGGAATCGATTGTTCTGACGGTATCGGTGGTGATCGAGCCGTATGCAACATCACTCGCAACGGTACCGATGAGAACTGCGATCACCAGGTTGCAGAGTTCGCCAGCGATAGAGTGAATGCGCCTCAAATGGTTGGATTCGCGGCTTGTCTAGCGGCTTGGTACGGTAGCGCGACCAGAGACCAGAGAGGCGTCAAGTTCATCATCGAACAACGCCGTAAACCAGGCGACGACTGCCAACATCAGTTGAAGAGAATGGGATTCATCTTCCACCACCGCATGGTCCAGTACGACAATCGCAAGGTGGATGAGAACGCTTCGAACAAGGAA